CAGGAATTGCAGGAACTGGATTTGGTGGTATTGTAGATTTTACTGTAATAGTTTGACCAGCAGCAACTACCCAACTTTTTACAGCAAGTGTTCCTGGTTCTCTCCAAAACCATGTAATAGAAGAACCAGTTAATGTTGTAATATCATATGTGTACCAAGATGTAGGAATGATTGTAGCTGAACCAGTGATGAGTTTTGGTAAAGTGATTGAACATGTTTCAATGACATCACCAGCAGTCATATTTTTTTCACCAAGTTCTCCAGTGTAGCAATCTGTGTATTCATAGCTTCCACTAGCAGTAACTGTAATTTGATAACTTTTACACTCTGAAAGAAATGCGTTACTCTTTGTCAGTAAAAATGGATCTGGTTTCAGATCATTATATGGATAGTTTGGAAAATAGAAATCTGTTTCTTCTCTCTTATACTTACCTACGTTTCTTAAAATACCCTTTGCTACGATAGATTTATTTGTAGATCTATCACCACGGACAATTTTAAATCCAATAATATTATCCTTCTGATCTTGTGGAAGATCTGAAAGAACAATAAGTTGCTGCACTTGGCTAACATCTATTCTTACGCCAATTGGAAATACAGCATTATCAATCATTGCTGGATCAAATGGACCACTCACTGAATACGAACCACTCTCAAATACTGGACTTACATTAACATCAGGAAATTTATGATGCCTTATTGGTTGATTTGCAAGTTCTCCCCAAACTTCTTCATTACAAGGATACACCTCTTCAGATTCCCAATATGCAAATTCTCCATATTGGTAAGGACCTTTGTAACTAGAAGATGATGAATACTGTGGAGAATTTCCAGTGACACTTGCTGTGTTATATATTTTCCAATACGGGCTATATCCAATGCCTCCAGCATAGTAATCAGGCTCCCCTACAAAATCTGCATTTGTATTAGGTACATCTGGATGAGCTGTCTCATTAATGTTCTTAATTCTTCCAGGGATATGAAATCCATCTGTTTGGTTACCGTTTCTTAAAAGAAACACTATCTCAAATGCATACACCTCATCACGCAAATATCCCCTTAGGTTTGTTGCATTCAGTTCATCTGCATAATTTTCATTAGCAGGTATACGCCAACTTTCCCAGTTAAGGGTTATCTTATTTGCAATCTTTTGATAGTTAACTCTATCAATTGATGTAAGATTGTCCCAAACCAACACATCTTGTACAGCAGTGAGGTCTTGAGCAATATCATAATATGGAAACTTCTCAAATATATCATCAAGTGTGAGCCTAATTTGAGTTTGGTTCTGACCAGTGTAAGTGATGCTGTTTGTAGAACCGTCAATAAAATATGTACCAATCAACTCAACAGAAGTGATGGAATTTATTGTTTTAATGACAGCAACATTATAGTATTGAAAGTATCCAGTGGTGTCAATGTTTGTTATGTCTACCACTATAGACTTACCAACAGGATAGTTGTATTCAGGGGTGGTTATTTGAGGGTTTGCAATTGGTGTAGGGTTTGTTACAGAATAATATGATGTGTAGGCATCACCTGCAACATCACAGTATTGAATAGCAAATTGGTAAGCACCAGCTAAAAGATTACCTCCATTAATTACATCAACCACCTCAAGGTTTGGAATTTCAAAATTTGGCTGAATCTTTAACTTGTTACAGTCTACCTGAGGAGTTACAATATCATCACAAACACTTGTGCCAGGTTGGATTTGGTAGGGTAGATCATTGAGATTTATAAATCTTCTTGGATTCAACCCATCTGTCCAATATATTTCTGTTGAACAGTTTGTAATCTTGTGTACAGCTTTATGGATGGGATAATTTATATTGAAGTTGAGACAATTAGCATTAATTAGTGTTTTGTAAACACAATCATTATTGTCCATATATCCAATCTCAGAAGCACCTGTTGTTGGATTTGTTAAAAAGAATATGTGTTTGTTTTGTTCAACTATATGATGATTACCAATTATATGATAGTCTTGAGGAAAATTCAAGCACAATTCATTACCTGGCTCATTCTGATAGTTAACAGAATTAGCATCGAAGTTCTCCAATGCTGCGTTCAGAGCATACGTAAGCTGTCCCTTCTGAATCTGATTGACCGTTTGGTCCATGTTCAGTCCAGTGCGAGCAGCGTTATTCTCTTGGATGATATTAGTTGTTCCTTCTCCAGCCATATCTGTTCACTCTGTTTGGAAGTTCGTACATGTTAAACCTATTCAAATCCTGTTTTATTCTACGCTGTTTAGCATAGACATCTTGCTTTTTGACTTCTATATCTGCCATGATAAATGCTTCATCTGCAAGATTTTTATAATAGCCTAACTTTTGTTGAATTTGATTAAAGGTTTCATCATTAATTTGATTTGCCAGAGTTTCAAAAACTTTATATTTAATGAATGCTTCAATATATTCCCTGATACGGAAGTTATCTGGAATCATCTGATTTCCACCTGCATCATACTCCGTTGCATAGAAAATCAGATGAACTATACCGCTTCTGAAGTTCGTAACAAACTTATTGCCCCTGATATCAAATGAATCATATCCAGCAGCATTTGGTGTAAACTCGTTAATTGTTGGAGGTGCACTGTAAAACTCCCAGTTATCCATATAGTTAACATCACACTTACCTCTTGCTGAGATGTTTCCTGGTTTCAGCAGATATGACTTGGTGTAAGACCTAGCCACCTGATTATTTGTCTTGTACACAGCCTGAATCAATTCAGGCATGCACTCAGGACAACCTGTTGTACATTCAAGATTTGTACAAGGTTGACCATTAGAAACAACAGGACTCACCTGAATAGTTGTAATATCTGCCGCTTGAGAATAGAAAGAATTAGCTGTCTGATATGGATTTTGAGGAATCTCTGTGCACATCCAAGCTTCTCTTACAGCGTAAAAGTTATCTGGGAGTCTTGCCTCAAAGTCCTCTACGTACAAAGTTTCTTCACTAATTACGTATGTGGTTCTTCCTAACTTCCTAAGACATTTGTCCAGGTAAGTAGGAAACAATAGATCGTCTACAGCCCCTGTGTCGAAATAGCTTTTGAGCTCTTCCTTCACTGTGGAATAGACAACTTCAGGTGTTGTAAAATTATACTTGTAGTAGTATGACATTTATTTTATTTTTTCCATTCACGATAAATATGCTGATATTTCTCGTTGGTTTTTATGTAGTGAGACAGTAATCTAGAAGTTGTTCTTGTAGGCTTAAAGTACCACAAGTCTACATTTTTAAGTCTGGTGGTTTCTTTAAACCAAACCCATCCAAAGAAATAGCCTTCTGTGTGATAATTAAAGTTGTAAATCACTTTTCCTTTTGCTTTGGTCTTTTGCCAGTCAATAGGAAGGTTGACAAACTCTTTACCATCTACACCTTTAATCTTCCTTCTTTTCTTTTTGTTTATGGAAAACTCTCCAAAACCAAAAGGAAGTTTAGCCCTTTCTCCTGTCTCTAATATGTAATTCTTAAACGATTCGTTGAACAAATAAATGATATTCTTCCATTCATCAAACGATATTTTTATGGAAGGATTCTTTTTACAAAAGCTTATATAATTTTCTTTACTGGAACTCCTCCAGTCAATCTTCACTCTCATTATTGAGTATTTGTTGTGTTAGGAGCTTGTCCATCTACTCCTTCTGCAGTTTGATCAGTTTTAAGTCTAAAATACGTGTTCAACAGTTTTTGGGAAGTAAGTTCCAGTACCTGCTTTTCTAAGTATCCAGGTAAGGCATAAGGTTTATCAAGTGGATTTTTACACCACTCTTCATCAGTGTATTCTATTCCTCCACAATCACATTCAGGAAACATAATCTCATTAGGAACATCTGCTTCAAACAATGCAGATATTCTTACAGATTGAAGAAGAGGGTTTGTTACATACAGATAACCATTCATTATCCAAAAGTATGTTTCTCTTTTTATAACTGGAAGCTTGATAAGATTGACATACCTATTAACTGTAATTTCCTTAAACTTAGTACCTCTTCCACTCATTGCGTTTATAGAATACACACCCTGAATAATATATTGATAATTACCTTCAGCTATGCGAGGAAGTTTATATTTACTTCTTGCAACTGTACAGGGATCTACAAAATCACAACATTCTGAAATAGGCACCTCAACCATTTCCAAACAGGAAATAGTTGTAAACAAAGTATCAGTAGCCCAAAGCTTTCTGAGATTTGTTTCTCTCTTGATTAACAAAAGAGCATTATTCTTAACCTCAGACGCAATAGCTCTATCTGTGATAAGACTGTCCGTAGACAAAATCTTATGCATAGAGCGTACATCTGAAACAAGTTTTCTTAGTGTTGACATTATAAATACTGTTTGAATATATTTGTCATCCCATCGTGAAGGTCTATTAAGAATCCAGTTACCTCCCCACGCGCGCACGTGTACCCATTCTTTTCATCCCATCCACTTTTTGCATTAGAGAATGCAGGGATTTGGTAAAATTTAATTCCGTTAAAATCTTGACTCACTTCATGGTGTTTGTCACCAGTGAAGATGTAAAAAGCCTCATGCTTTGACCAACCATCTTTATATTCCATAGGGAATAGAGATGCAAGTTTTGCTGGCTTAATTACATCACCATGATTGAACATCATGGCAGATACACCATAACTAACGTACTTTCTATATCTGGGAGAACAATCAAATGTTAGTCTATCTGTATTTCTGAAATAGGTTTTCAACCAATTAATCATGTGCCACCCTACATATTCATCATGATTCCCTGCCACATAAATAACATCTACCTCATCAGCATAATTGAGAAGCAATGTAATCATTAATATCTCATGATTACAAATTGCTTGAAATGATTCATGATAACCATCAATGTTTTGCTGTGGTGTACCCTTGGTTGTAGTTCCAGTGAACTCACTATTAAACTCATCTGATCCTATGATGTATATCACCTTGCTCAGATTGTTTGACAAGGATGCCTGATTGAGAATGGTTTCCACTCTATATGCTGTTCTAGCAAATCTTTCATCCATGTTATTGTCTCCATTTACATCATGTTTGTTATAATGGGCATCTTGTTTATTAATTACAAGAGCACCATCAGACTTACCTGAATGCAGTTTTGGAGACATAATGTCCTGAGAAACAGGAGAATATGAATCTAAGAACTCAATAAATGAATCTTGAAACGCTTGTTCGTTTGATTTCTTTCCAAGCCAAGCTTTCACCTGCCAGTGAGGTTGTTCAGCATTTCCCCAATAGTTCTGTACGTATTTAGTTATCTCCCACTTAGATGTGTCAATCTTACACTTTTCAATCAGTTCCTCCAGGGAGCGAATCTCTTCTGGGGAGTTTATTACAATTTCTCCAGTTCCCCTGACTAAGTCCTCTTCAAACCTTATCACCGCATCTTCAAGCTCTCCTATGTAACTAGCAGTTTCTGCCTCATTTCTAATAACCTCAGATTCTCTGATTTCTCTAAGTAGACTATCTACTTCTCTCTCTGTAATTCCTAATTTATCTGCGTAAAACTTTTTACTTTTTTTCCAGTTAAGCATCTGTTGGAGCTTTTCCAGAAGATGTTGATTACCTACCATTAGGGGTGTAGTTTGGTTAAAATTGCAGTAAAGATAGGATTGTTTTTCAAATTCTCCAAATTTATTTAATTAACACGGTTATCTATTATAATTAACTTGATTAGAATTTAAACGAAAAAACCCCCAGTGTAGAAACACTAGGGGATGAATCCTGTAAAACCAACAAAACAGGATTTTAAGGACATGTAATAAGTGTAGTCACTGTACTATTTGAGTCTAGATAGAACACTTGAAAAGGAAAAATAGGATTTCCATCATAATATGTATAAATGTACCAACCAGAAGCAAATGGATAATATGTATCATATTGAGAAAGTTGGACACCATTAGCTATCAAAACTCCATTAGGTGTATAAAAATTACTATTATATACATCTCCTCCAAAAGCAGTGGTACATGCATCTACACTTGTAGCAAAAGGAGCATTACCTACATCTCCACCCAAAGCACCTGCTATCATAAACGGAGTAGCTGTTGTAGTAGTTGTGGTTGTAGAAGTGCTGGTTGTTGTGGTAGTTGGATTACATTCACTAACTAAACTACAAAAAGCAACTAGTAGTGAAGGATTGGTTTGAATTGTGTAAAGTAGGGTTTGTACCAGTGTTACTGGATCAAGTTCTTCATCTATTTTTTGTAAAACAGTGTTTAAATTATCACCTGTGTCCACACCCGTGTTTGGTAGATTGGCACCAGTGTAGGTTATATTTGCAGTATTCAATATCATTGAATTCAACCAACCGTTGTCACATTTCTTTGGAAATGTAAACTTCACAGGCGCACAAGGATTGCAGGGAGTACCTGGATAGCAAGCCATTTATTTAAATTTAAGGGATGTACATAATATAATAACAAGCAAGAACAGGCTGGATGTTGCTATGTGCCAATCCTCCACCAGTAGATCCAATACTTGCAGTGATTCCTGTTGTAGAGGTGCTTGTTTTACCAACTGTTGCAGCTAGTGTACTAGGATGTAGTGCATATGCTGGGTTGGTACCATCTGTACCAGCAGAAGCAATAGGTGTAGTGTTATTTGGTGGTGCAGAAGATGCGGTTGTTTCCAGACCAGCAATAAAATGTGAATGTCCAGCGTCAGTTATAGAAATAGTGTGACTATGAGATGGAATTTGTGTAGGTGCAAGAGTAATAACATTTGCACCACCAGTAGAATATAAAGCATAATTAGGATTATCTGGATTAGATGGGTCTACTGCAGGATTCATAGCACCTCCACCAACACCAGCAATTGCACCAACTGCCACCCTACCACGTTTATCTGGAGTTCCATTATTTCCATTACACAGATAGATTTTTTCCCAATCTCCTACACCTGCACCAGAAACATCAAAGTTTCCTACAACAGGACCATAGTATTCCACGACAGTGTAAGGAACCATCTTTGTGTAATACTTAGAACTAGATGTTGTTGTGCTTGCAATATATGCAGCAATCAAACTGTTTAGCTCAGAAAGTTTTACATAATTTGTATCTACATCTAAAGCAAGTGCTGCTAAAGCTACATCTACATCACAAAGTTTTGTAATGACAGCTTGGAGAATAGCATGTGTACCTGAACTAGCACTTACACCAGTGAGGCAATCTACATTGTAGTTTGCTTCAATTGTATCCACTCTACCATCCAATACATCAACTTGCTCTTGTAAGTCACAAGCTGCTTGAATCAGGGCAGATATGTAAGCATTGATATTGAGTTCTCCGCACTCTGGAAGATACTTACTAACTATGTTACAGAGAATAGATTGATCAATGGTAGGGATGATAGCTACACCAGAAAGAGCATTTGTTAGAAACTCTATCAAAGATGCTTCTACCAAAGATAGAGAATCACCGTTTTGAATACCTAAAGCAGGAACATCTAGTCCTGTATATTTGACGCACCTATCAGATACAATCTCAGCGCATCCGTTATAGCAATTTGAACAAGCCATTTTTTTATTTTATTTATGGATTAATACTTTTACTCTACTAGCTATCTGATTCAATGTAAACGGTGCTCCATAACTTCCATTACAATATTTGAATCTGAGAATTCTTTTGTAATTAAGAAGATCATCTAGCACAGTTCCAGGGAGAGGATAGTTGAGGGCGAACACAACGTTGTTGTATTCATTTTTTGCCAGCTCTGCCACCTTGCAGTCAATTTCTGCAAGAAGTGCAGTGATGGTGTTACACTCAATACAATTTGTAAGCCTTGGTGATAACATCTTTTATTCTTTGTGTTGCTGTTTTCAGAGCATTGTTACATGCTGAACACAGACCGTTAATTAATTGACATCCGCAACCAACTTTCATTCCGCAGTTTCTACAGTTTGCCATATTAGTTAAAATTATTTATGTAATTATTACCGTAGCAATTACAGTTGCTTTTATTAAAATTATTTAACATTTTGCTTGCCTGAGCATACAACTTGTTTGCTGTATCAACAGCGCAATTATTTGCAGCAGCAATTGCTCCTTGGATGAAATAATATATACTATTCAAATCAACTTTCTGCTGTTTCTTAATTGGAGCATCACATTCCATCATGTCCAATTTCATAAACGCACTGTCAAATTTCTCCTGAAGATGATCAACACGAATTATAGTTTTCTCTACATAGTTTTGATAAGCAGGAGTAACAGAGTATTTGATATAATACACACCATCAGGAAGAGGAAGGAGCGGATCACCCACTTCTGTAATTCCTAAAGACTGAGATGTATATATATTAAAATCGTTGATGTTGAACGGCAGGCTAACTTCTCCAAAACCAGGAACATTTATTTCAATGGTTGGAGCTGTAACAGGACCTGGATAGGTTGACGCATCAGCAATACCCATTGTTTGTATATTGTACGTGGGAATTACCAGTATGTCTAGTTTGAGATCTGCCATGTTATTTTAAATAAATAAGCCAGAGGATTTGAGATTGAATCCTCTCACCCTCTGGCTTAGGTTATATGATAATTGTTTCTTCGCCTACTATTAAGGAATCAAAGTAGTAGTTGTAGAAGTGGTTGGCCATACAGTTGTGGTGGTAGATGTTGTAGTGATACAAGCATTATCATCAGCAACTTCACCAAGACCAGCTTCAAGAACAGCTTGGATACCAGCAGTCAAAGATTGAGGAACTGCAACGATAACCATAGAGTCTTCCTTAATGTAGTCACCCCAAGAGTAAGCAGCCTTATCGTATTCGTTGAACCTGATATAGAAGGTATCATAGATAGTACCATCAGTTACCCAAGACTCGAAGTTCTCATTGTAACCAACCATCCTATACAGATGCTTCAAATATCCAGCTTGGTAGCTGTAGTAGTTCTTCTCCAATTGCTTCACCTCATCAGAAGTACCTGAAGGATAAGATGCACGTTGAGTTACCTCAGCGTCAGCAACGATGTTGCAATTGTCTGCTACAATAAAGTCAGCAGTGGTTGCAGGACCGCTGTACACGAATGTACGGAACCACATCCTGTCATATTCCCAAGGGAACGCCATAACATCACAAGGCTGACCATACTTGGTAAGAGGCTTACCAGAGATACGGAGGATAGCGTTTGCATCATTACCAATTCTTTGGAATTGATAGAATGTGCTAAAGCTAATGTTGTCTGGGTTGTTACCAGGAGCCTTTTGGTTGAGTTTCAGAATGAACTGATCAATCAAAGCAGGAACATCAACATCAGTACAAGGATCACCACCGCAATCGCAACAAGGAGCTTGTACAGTTACGGAACGAGTGAAACCATTGAAGTACAGAGTGTCAATGTAGCTAGAGTGTGCACGGAGTGTCAGAGTGACAACATCACCACACTTTACAGTCCAACCAGATACATCGGTAACTTGGGTGGCAGGAGTAGCACAACCACTTACTTTGTACCATTCGGTAACATTAGACTTACAAGAAGATCCTGTAGGGCAACCTGCGATCTTATCAGAACGCTTAGAGCCTTGGAGATATGTGTTTGTTCTACCTTGAGCCAAATAGAAGTATGGTTTAGCAGTGATGTTACCAGCGTTAGCAACACTGTAGTCACTCCTAAAGATACCGAACTGTCCTGCGGACAGGTTTTGCGTAGAACCAGAGCTAGGTAGAACGTTTCCTACTGGAACTACGAAAAGCGTAGTTAATGAGAAATCAGCCATTTTTATGCTATTTTAATGATTAAAAAACTTATTCGTTTGTCTGTATCCTGTATATGCTACTTTGGACAGCAGACTGATTTTCTGTGTACATTGCAAGATTTTGAACTGTCAAGTCAAGAAGTTCATCTTCCAGATAAGCTTCGAGTTCACAGTTTGAATCTACCGAAGGAGTTCCATCAAACTTGATGTATCCTTCCTTATCGATGTACACTGGATATCTCATGTAAGAGATATAAACTTTAGTTGGGGTAAAGGTCCCGTCTGTAAATACAGACATCTCATCAGATGACAGGAAATTAAATGTTTCTTGATATTCAAAGGATGGTTTGTAATGATCGTTATTCAGAATAAACTGAATGTCACCATGTTTTGCCAAATCCCTGTTAATCCATATTTTTCTATTCTTACACCTACCTTTATCAGCAAGTATATAACTATCAATATAGAACATATACTTAGGATTTAGTTGATGTAATCCTGCTGCCCACTGATTTAGTTCTGGATTTTTTACGTACAATTCAAGAGGTTGATGGTTATAGGTTATAACCAAACTTTGGAGATCTTCGTACCTTTTCTTAAAGGAGTCCAATCCTAAACCAGAGACGGTACTAAAACCATCAACCTTTTGCTTTATGAGTTTGATTTGAGCTTCGTTTAAAGCTAAAATCTTATCTTCCAGTTGGATCTGCTGGTGATCATTAGTCGATAGTTTATTTAGTCTCTGATCTACCTTATATAATAAACTATCTACAGGTATCATACAGCTGCTAATTTTTTACTTTTTAGTTTTTGTTCTAATGTAATGAGATCATCTTGATGATCATCATCAGCAAGGTATTTAACAAGCTCTTCCTCATCTGTAGCCACTTCAAATTCACCTTCGTAAATTCTTCCGTTTGGCTTAAGTCTATATACGGAATGTGTAAGTGCTTGTTTGACCAAATCTTTAATATGGAGTAAGTTTTCCTTCATGTCAGCAAATCTGTTGAAGATTTCAACTGGATTCAAGCCTTGGTATTTACCATTCTTGAATTCTGTTTGCTTTAGAAGATTATCCACTTGGTTGTATACAGCTTCTTCTTTTGTATCTTCTGTAACAGGGAGTCCTAACAGACGCGCAACCTTTCTCTTCTTCTCTGGAGTCATTGCATCAAACTTAACAATAGCCTTATTGATAAGTTGTTTCTTCTTGAACACCACTGCATTTTCGATATCTTCATCAGCTACATAGAACTGTGTATCAGCAGGATATTCACCACGCTCCCAAGCTTGATAAGAGCTAGCAATTGTAGGATGAACACGCAACCATGCAAAAGCAAGTTCTTGAAGAGGAACAGCTAAGTCGAAGAAATTATCACCGTCAATCAATTTAACAGGCTGTACATGTAATGTATCATCTGTTGATGTGGCTAGTCCATAGTTCCAGAATTTAGAACGTGGACCAAGATCAATTCCTCCAAGAGCGTTCTGAAGTTTTTCACGAAGCTCAGTTACACGCTCAACCTCAATCTCCCTTTCTGTGGGATCTGAAATTCTACGAATGTAAGCAGCATTTGGATCAAGTCCTGTTCTATACTGACCATCAAGTTCCTTGTAAGGATACTTAAATACACCTGTTCCAGGTATCCTGGTCAATCCTCTTGTTGCAAGTCCGCTTTGCATTGTCTGCAGCTGTGAGCTGTTATACTCCTTTTTAATAGTGGAGATTTTTCCAACTTTACCCATATGTAGTTTATTTTCTTGGTTTGTTTGCAGATGGTTCCCATCGAAGGGAATGCATTTACGCACTTGCGTAAATCATCCATCTGTAGTTTGAGAGAGCCCTCCTTATTAGGAGGGGAGGAGGGCTCTTCTCTTAGTTTATTAGAACTGAGGAATCTCTTCGATCAGAACTGTGCGAGACAAATCTTCAATGAACACATCACAACGATCTTTCATCCAGATTTCATATCCAGGGAACTTATTAGCAGAGCTCATACCCTGAGACTTAGCAAAGCCCAAGTGGTGGCGAGTTCCATCAATATATCCCCAAGTCATAGAAGGAGCACCTTTCATCCTAACCTCACGGATGTTGTTCACCATTGAACCATCGCTCATTGGAGATACGTCAAACACCATGAATACAGGAGTGGACTTCTTGTTCTGACCAAATTCAAGATTAGATTGAGGCAGGTCAAGTTCCTTCAGGTGAATCAGCTCAACACGACCAGTCTCACGAGTAACCATTGCATCGAATGCAAAGTTGTAAGTGATGTGTTGTCCTTCGCCTTGCAGATACCTGTTACCAGAATCAGCCATGAAAGTCAAACCAGAGTTAAGAGCGTCATTCTTCAAAGCTTGTTGGAATACATCGAAACCAGCTTCGTTAGTGTACATTTTAACCCTACGGTCTTTAACATCAACCCTTCTGTAGAACAGATCACCAAATACAGAACGGATCAAGTTAGCAGAGAATTCACCACGGTTGTATTGAACCAGGTTACCATTGTTACGCATCCTGTGATAAACACCAGCAGAAGTACGCTTCAGTTCTTGCTTGCTACCATTGGTCTTAACGGTACCAGGCTTGCTCCAAATCATACGCTTAACTTTCAGTTCAAGCATAGACTTACGCATCCAGAACTCAATAAATGGTTCCCATTTAACATCGTTGCGAGTGAGAGGAAGTTGGTTCCTACGCTGAGGAGCGTAAACCAGAATATCCAAAGGCTTACCTGAAGCATCACGCATCATTTTGTCATCAGCCCACTCAGTGATTTTGTGCTCAAAACCATATGCAGAACCAAGAGATTCGAACATAGTGATTTGCTCACCCAAACGAGGAAGACCCAAAAGATCTTGATCGAATTCACCGATAGCAGCATCAACCAACTCAAGCTCAATTCCGTATTGCAGGAAGGTAGAGCTCACGTAGTCAACTGTTGGGTTGTCACTAACGAGAGTGAAAGAATAAAGATAGCCCATGTTCCAAGGAACTGGATCTTTGATTACATAAAAACGAGGACCATACTGACGAGAACCTACAGATACGATAGCGTTCTTAGAGAACTCATTGGTGTCCAATACAAGTTGAAACTCTTGACCATCGATACCAGGCTTGCTGAGTTCAGCAGTGCTTGTAGGGATGTCAATGATTTTGGGGAACTTGTAAGGAACTGCAACTTGCCACTTCCATGCATCGCTGTTATTGTCGATGTAATAAGGAGTGGACTTGTTAATCATGTCCAAAAAGTCGTTGCTGTAAAGAGAGCTTTGAGTGTAGAGGCTGATGATCTTCTTATCGTAATCAGCAGGCTCAGTTGAGTGGAAGCTCTCCAGGTGGTTAGCATCAGTGAGCTTACCTACGGCACGTTTGTCCATAGAAGCTACACGAGCGTACGTGAAACCAGTTAGACCTGGGATTGTTTGAATTGCCATTTGTTTTACCTTTTTTTAAGTTATTGTAAGAAATTAAATGAACCAAGATGTTGGCTTAGCTGGCTTACTTGATTTCACTGAAGATTTTGATGCCTGTCTAGCAACCTCTCCAAATAAATCATTTGACTTTTTGGTGATGCCAGTCTTTTGAATCGTGGAGAGTGTAGGATCTTTCTCAAGAATCTTGAGCAAGAGCGCAACCTTCACCTTCATTTCATGATTCTCAGGACGCTTCAGTTCTAGGATGGTACGGTCAAAATCAGTGAGTGTCTCACCAGAAGTTGTTTTATACTTATCAACTAGAAGGAAATCTTGTAGTTCACCAGCAAGCTTAGGATTAATTGGAATACCGTCAAACTCTTTTGTTTTGAGCTTATCTTGCAAAATTGTCTGAACGTTATTATAATATTGTTGCTTAACAGCAGCTTGTTGTTGTAATTGTTTCTCTCTTTCCTGTTCCATTTGAGCCAGCTTGGCTGTCTCTTTTTTAACCAACACCTTATGATGTTTGGTTGCTACAGTTTCGAGATCACCGTAATTTTTCAGACGCTCCACCTCTGTTTCTATATCTTCAGGTTCAAATCCCTGATCAGCGAGAGCTTGTTTTATCACTGCCACTTGATTTGTTTCTTGTGACAGGTCTATTTCTGAAAAACTTTGTATTTGATTATATGTACCGAAATAGTCTTTTGGATCAACACCTTTTACAAAGATGGCATCAAAAGCCTTTTGATAATCTTCACCAAATTGACCAATGAAGTTATTTACCACCTCAATTGCTCCTTTCTTCTTCTCCATGTTGAATCTCTCAAGGAATTCTTCAGGAGTGGAGATGCTTACATCTTCCTCATCCTCATCCTTTGAGAAAACACCTAGTTTAAATAGGTCTCTGGAAAGAGCAGTGAATTGACTCACTTGTTCTTCTTCAGATTCTTCCTCTGTATCAGAAGGAGTTTCTTCAGCTTTGGGTGCTTCTTTTTTTGCTGGTTGAGGAGTGGTTTCTTCTTCCTCTTCCTCTTCATCAGCTCCATATAAGAAGCTTTGAATGTCCGCTGTAGGATCTTTTTTCTCTTCAGTTTCTGAAGCTTTTTCAGCAGCAGGAGCAGCAGCTTTCTTAGCTGGAGCAGCAGGTGCTGGTTCATCAGCGATATTCTTAATATCATCAGGAGAACCTGTGGCGGTTTCAGGTGCCATCAGATCGTTTAATAGATCTGCATTACCCATTCCCATCTCCATTGTGTTCTCAATACTGAAATTCCCAAACTGGGGATTATCAAAATTTTCGGCCATATGTAGTTCTATTTACTTGGTTTTCAATGTAAAAGTATGATAGACTTGGTAAATCACAAAGAGTTAACTATACATAACGCCCAATATTCGGGATAATATAGCATTAATAGTTTTTACTCTAATCAAGTTTATTTACAATCGAGTCATTTATTATCCTAAAACTTCTGATTGGAGCAATATCTGTCAGTGTTACCTGTTGAACATCCACTCCCCATTTCTTTGCTTCCACTCTCACCTTCTTGGAAAGAATGTTGTCTATTTCAGGATCTAGACATTGTTCCAGGGAAGTGGTGATTATTATGTTCTTGATGATTGATTGGGTCATATCAGCAAGTGCATCCTGAGCATCGTACACTTCTAACAGGAATGTTTGCACATCTGATATTCTATATTTAATCACTCCCTTTACAACAATGTTCTGTTTATCTTTTGTATAAAGAGATTGAGGTGCCAAACTGAGCGTTGTAACCACCACATGTTGTGTAATCACCTCATCAAATATAGGGAGTTTCACGTGGAACCCTGGTTGTAACACCTTGATAAACTTGCCATTACGTAATAAAACTCCCTGTTCGTAATTGGGAACAATCACTGCAGGGACAATCTGAGACCACCAGTTTGTTATTACATCTATGAGTTTATCAAACATTATTTAAGTTTTTCTTATGTCAAACGTAGAGTTTGCATATATTTTTATCTGATCTGACGTATAATGTCTTACAATCCCACCATCACACAAAACAACACACCACACATCATTTTCAAATGCCCTAGAGTTAGTTACATAAATCGCATACCCATCTTTATATTCTTCAACAACGACAGGTATGGGATTTCTAAATTCTAGCATCATTTAGATTTAGGTTTCTGTGCTCTATTCTTTGCATTCAGTTTTGCTATCTCCAAATCATTCTTTTGGTTTTCTCTAGCCACCTGAAGTTTTTCTCTTTCAAGATTGAGTTTCTCTGATTCAGCTTTCTGTTTTAGTTGTAACTCACTCATTTTCATTTGATAATCCTTGGCAGCTTTAGCTTCCTCACTTGCAAACTTACTCACTTCGAGAACATCAGGTACAGCATTCTGATTAATATCCTCACTTTCCACTCTACCAAATCCTGTAGCCTGAATAACCGCAATCTCTTTTTTATTGATCCTATCTAGTTCTTTTTGGTAATTATCGTTAGCAATCTTCTGTTCGTTAGCCAATTGCTGTTGCTCCAACTGAGCCTGAGCAATTTGTTGTTGTTGCTCCATCTGCTGTTGTTGCATTTGCATTTGCTGATCTTGCAATTGCTCTTGTCTTTCCTTCAGATCCTTGAACACCTTCTTCATCTGTCTCAGTGAGTTAGTGGAGTAGAGTTCAATGATGTCATGGAGAGAACCACCATTCTGAAGAACTGCCTGAGACAATCCTCTGATTTCCCTAAACATTTCCCTATCTTCAGGTCTGTTGGTCAGGAACACCTTCAAATCACGGAATTTCAAATCTGTACCATTAACCTGTACAAATGCAGATTCTCCCTCAGATGTGATGTATGAAAGGGTGGATTGTGGTTTTTTAGATTCTATATACAGGGAAGCGTCAATGATTGCTTGGTATAACTGACCCAGTACATACTCATGTGCCACAAACAGAGGTTCTGTTTGAGCATACGATTGAGTGATAGCAGCATTTGTACCTGTAGCGGACTCACTAGCTTGTATAGAACCAAGTCTTTGCTTGGACATACCAATCAGTTCCCAGCACTCATTCTTAAGTTGCATAGCCAGTTGATACCTAGATTGTATCTCCTGCGTACGCGTGAGATCAATATCCCTAAATTGGTTAAATGAACTTGGGCTCTTCAAGTTTTCAGGGGAGTCATCAATAAATACTACACCCCTGTTCCTAGCTTCCATTTCCCAGATATCGAGAGCGTCTTGTGCATCTCCATCTTTAGGAATAGGAACGTGCCTGATGGATGTCAGATACACCTTACCCACTTCTTTCTCAAGCAACTTGTACAACTGGTTCATACAAACATTGTACAGCACCTGGAAAGGTTTCATCAAGTCAACCAATGATTTAGCTTCTGTGTTCTTCACCTCATAGGTGATACCTATGATTGGACAGTAGTTCAGGAGCTTAAATGGTTTTATGTGATAGATATCAGGACCAATCTTGATGCCCTGATACCATTGATTAATCCAGCCCCATTCTAGAGATTGTTCTGTAGGAATAGTGCCTGATTTGTAATTTTCATCTACCAAGGTGGACTGTTCATTACCCAATTCATCTAGGTAGATGAGCTTACCTATTTTCTTCTTGCTCAGCCAATATGCTCTCACAACCACATACTTGTAACCGAAAGAAGAAACATTTGAGGTAAGACCAAGGAAATCTTTTAGACCATCATTATTCTCCTTCATTTCACTCTCGATAATCATACGGGTCTGAAGGACTAGTGGATCATATGTATCATAGGTAACTGAGTCAATACCAGGACTGACATTAGGATTACCTAGATTAGATTCACGGACATTAATCAGTCCATAGTCTTGGAGAGAACTTCTGAGGTGGTCTATTTCTTCTTTTGTAAGATCGGGAATACTCTCAATTATTTCAGAGAGTTCCATCACTTGTACGGTGCCTGCAGCATATGCCCCCTGTGCCCTACCTGTAGGGTCAGAGATGTATTTTCTGTCAGGAGTGGTGAGGAACCAAGTGTTTTTAGGATTGGCCACCTCAACATTATACCCCATCTTTGAGTTATCTTCATAGATGTGGTAGTATTCACGAGCAGATATAAGCATATCCCTGAATGCATCTTCTGACTTCTCTTTTAAGTTGAAATCAGCTTTCTGGCATGTGAGTACGTGATTTGCCCATTTCTCTGCTACAGATGTGTATGAATCAAGTTCATCCTTGACATCATCAAGGGTCATTTGATTGAGCTGTTCTTCATCAATCTCCTCTCCAGACATGGCCAATTTCTCAGCAAGCTGTTGTTTTGCCTGAGAAATAACATAGTTTTGGAGCAGTTCTGTTTTGAATTCCAGTTCTTCAGACTGGCTATCATCATCAAACGCTTTCACCCTGAATGCATCAGGACGTTTAGATATTTCACCAACCAACTCATTAATTGGTGTAGTGATGATGGAATAGTGCTTCACATACGCAGGGAGCTGAAGATCTGCTGTGAGCATTTCTGTAAAACTCTTCACTTGCGGTTCTTGGTAGAAGTCTTCCATTCTGAGAATACCCTTCACCAAGTCATAGTTCTTTACAAACGTATCTCTATTCTTCACATACTCAGCATAAGCCTTGTTTGCAAAGTAGTCCATTGTATTTTTAATCCAACTCTCATCCTGTTTCTCCTTGTCAGTTTTAAACTGGTCAGGGAAAATATTAAGATAGGCATACCTAATCGTTGCGTCCTTCGTATATCTAATAATTGCCATTATGTAAAGAGTTTACTTTTTCTTGTATTAAATAGTCCTCTTGATTCAGAGAACAGTGTACTTTTAGGTTTAGATGAGAAGAAAGCTTTTATTCTTTCATCTCCTGATCCCCCTACCTTCCCAAGAATGGGGTCCATTTTGAGAGCCTGGGCTATTGCCAATTCTGCTGCTACAATACGGTCAAAGTTTCCCTGATCATTGTATTGTATAATTTCCTCCAAAAGCACAGGGTCAAACACCTTTGTTATTCCTGTTGCTTCCTTTATCACATTCCCAGCATCGTCCTTCTCTGAATAAATAATCTCCTCTGTATACTTCTTCAAGCAGTTGTGGAGATAATCTATCACTTTTTGTGAGCTCCTATGAATACCATATTCACGCTTCACTGTGCTACCTGGAACAATTTCCATCAACCATTGGGGTTGTTTTTCCAGATAATGAGCATCACCTTTTGCCTTCATATACTCTATAAATGATATGTCATCATTCTCACAAAGTGTCCTAGCGTTATAATATTTGATGAGAAGTCTTGCCTGTTCTTCCCAGGTTTCCTTCTTATCTGGTCTAGCGACATACGAAGCTACGAACATATCTTGATATTTCTCACCTGTAATGTCATGCATTCTTTTGTAAATATACACAGCACCCAGGGAAGAGCTATATGCAGATTGACCTTGTCTGTATGGGTCCACTCCAGCTACATATAATCCATACGGAGGATTGGAAATAGGAAACTCATAGATGACAACAGGTGCATCTTTCAGATCACTGTTCTTCAGAGGGAAGTTGGTAATCGGTTGTTTATCCGTGAACTCGTGGGCTATCTTCTCTCCATCAGAGAAGAGAACCACAGGAGTACCAACACGCTCGTTTTGAAGAACTCTAATCTTTTGCCTCTTGGCAGCTTCAATATCAAATATATTAGTGTCCTCGTTAAGGAATATATCATCTACCTCTATGGGATAGTACATCTTTTCCTTGAGATAGGCCACTCTATCTCCAGCTTTCTTTAAACGCTCAAGGTTAGATGTAGTTATCTGCATTGCTTTTTCCTCGTTACTCACCAACATTTTAATGTTGTGTAAGTCACTGGACTCAGGCTCATTCAAAAACTTACCGAGTGTACTTTCTTCTTTTGCCTCCATTCTATACTTGTAGGAGATGAAAAGTCCGTGCACTCGTTTATCATCCTTCTCATTATTATATGTAAGAAAGTTGAAATTATCTACATCAAACATGAGACTCTTGGCATCCATAAACCTCTTCATATCACCGCCTGTACCTGTAAGAATAGGGCTACAACCCCATCCATAAGGTGTGGTGAAACCAGGCACAGCTGCCTGGAAACCTCGAAGGAAATTTCCTTTACCAATCTCATCAATAATTAGTTTACGTGGTTTTGTACCTGCAATAGCCTCTTCGTTATTACCTTCATCAAGGTTACGTATCAGGATTTGAGAGAATGGTATTCTTTCTCCTCCTTTGGTTTTGATACCGAGTGTCACCTGGTTTTTCCAGTTGTCCTCTATTCTTTGCCACCTCCACGCTTCAGGGAGGAAGTTGAGACCTTTATCTATCTTATCTGTAATCAGCTTAATATCTGGAGCATTCAGTCCAGCAATAATGTTCTGTGAGTTTTCGTCAAATGTGGCTCCCCATGCTATATAACTTGCCTCCAAAACAGACTTGGCAAAACGTCTGATTCCCAATATCACCAGTCCCTTCTTCTCCTGTTGAGCCCTATCAATCTCATTTGTTACAATCCATTCATTATCACGTAAGAGAGGATTGGCATATTGCTGGGAAATTCTACCCCTTTCATCTATAACATCCACCTCTGTATGCCAGATGTTCAGGTGCCAATACAAAAAGGGGTTGATATAAACCCCGTTCATCATGGCTCCATTTAAGCAAAGCTCCCTGTGGAAATTAAAGAATTGTTTATACTCTGAGGATTCTTTATCTGGGATGCGCTTTTGATTAATGAACCAATCCTTGTAATCTATAGATAGGATTTCACTCATTGTCGTCTGCTCTTAAGGAAATCTTCAGCCATGGAGCTCAACTCACCATTCCCTCTCACCTCCACCTTAGCCTCTTCAATCTTTCTCAACTTATCCACCACCTCAAGAAGGGCCAGATAGTTCTTCATGGTTTCCTGAATAAACTTACCCTGAGCCTCAATAGAAGCAATCACCATGGGAAGCATCCCACCCTTAGCTGTAGGTTTCCACTCAATCCTATCCTTCAATTCATGTAGGGGATTGGCATCTACATAAGACTTCCAACTTTGAAGTTGTGCCTCAGCCCAATCCAGTTCAGCATTAATATATGTAGTTTTCTTAATAGTTGTTGCCATTATTTGTCATCAATTTTACTAGGAAATTCCACTCCAAATTCTTCTAGTTTTCTTTCCAACACCCTTATCTCATCTTTTAGAGCATACATCTTAATGTAAGCTTCCCTTCTTTTTTGTATATAATGTTCTCTCAATTGAGAGAGCATTGCTATTTCCTCTTCAATTGTTCCATCAGATGTAGCAAAAAAGTCTTGTAATGATTGAGTTGGTTCAGATGCATATTTAGCATCAAATTTGGTTTCAATAGTCATCTTCTTCTTCTTTAAATAAATTATCTAAATCCATTCCTTCTCTCACTATTTGATCAAGCTCATCATTGTCTGCTATATGGGGAATGTCTAATTCCATTCTAGTCTTATACTTTCCAAGGAGAAACACAAACTCTTTGTCTGTCAATCCCCATATATCCCCATATCCATCCAACGCTGTTGACAAATGCTTTCCCAGATTGTAGTCTGGGTAGGTTTTCATCAGTTCCTCCAATAGAGAAATGATTTGTTTGTGGTAATTTGGTTTCCTTTTCATCCTCTATTTAATTAACAAACCAGCTCTTTTAGCAGCGAGCTCTGTCAAGCTGGGAGCTACAACATCGTCAAGCAGCTTTCTGATTTGTTCGTTTGCTGATTCTTTTACAGCTTCAGACACTCCAGGGGTAGCCACAAGAGCTCCAAGCTTTTCAATAACTATCCATGCTTCCACTACAGGATTCATATAAGTTGGTTTAAATCGTCATCAGATAGATTGGTTTTCAATTGGTTGGGAATATCTATATTATCAAAATTACCCATATATTCCTCAGCCATATACTCCTTGGAAAATGAAATACCCAGGGAGTCCTGTTCATCATCAAGCGTACCTATAATATCCACAAAATCCACGCCCTTGTCAAACAAATCTGACAGAATATCCAGAAGTGTCTGCAGATGCACCTTTCTAATCCTGACTTGGTTGTTCATTTTCTTCAAATTCTTTTGTTATTTCTTCTTCCTCGCTCTCTGAAACCACTGGTCCCCATTTCTCCAGGGGACAGGAACACGAGAGGCACACCGTTTTGGCAGAAAGCGTACATCCACAAGCTGTGCAATGTACATCTGGCCTTGATGTATGGAATTTCCCTGTCTTCTTTCTATTCTCAGAATGATAGCTACACTTCTCGCATATCTTCATCCTTTCTCCACCCACAGCTTCAATCTGCTCCTTCAAATGAGCTGGTGGAATCAACTTGTTCCTCCACCCCTCGTAAATCTGTGCAAAATTCAGCATGTAATTTTGGTTTTAACGTTTCTATTCCCACTAATGTATTAGCCAGCTTATTGGCAGCAGACTTCCTCTTTTGCTCTGACAGCTCTGGGTTGTTTGTCTGTTTCTCGAACAAGGCAGCCTTACTCAGCATCTTATCCATTTTCTTCTGAGCCTTCTTCTTATTAAAATAGAACTTCCCAAACCCACTAATCTCTATTGTCTCATTATCCTGTAGAGCAATATTGGCAGACTGGAACTGGTGATTTACCACAGTCTCAATTGTCTTCTCACTGGTCATCAGCTGAACAGCCAATTTCCTAATCAGGAAATCCTTGACAGACATTGATATTGGCTTATCCATTCGTAATCTTTACCTCCAGAACAATATCGTTCTCAAATGCCAGCGTAATCATAGAATTCACCTTCACCTTCGAACCATCCTTCACCAAAACCCCCATCTTCTTCAGCTTACTAATCATATTATTAATCGTAGGAGCAGAACTCTTGTATTTCTCACAGAATTCCTCCCTGATGTTCTTATATGAAATGTTTCCCTTAACAGCTGTAAAGGCAATCAATTGTATTTCCCTCTCTGTAAGAAACAAATCATTTATAGCAGAGAGAACAGCGTAATACCTCTGGGCTGAAGCATAGACATCTGTCTCATACTTCCTCAGTTTTTGTACTATTGTCTTTTTAGCTGTTGGTTCCATGTTATAATTAAAGCAAAGATAGGACGAAATAAATCATTGACAAATAACCAATTAGATTATTTACTTGATGTAATGCTATATTATGCTCAAATTAATCTAATGGCTTCCAGAAAATAACAACAAAACTAATAAACAGTAGGTGAACACCTATTTCATCCTCCACACTTCCATCATCCAGGGAGAACCTCTCAGATGTCAAACCTAATTTAAAGAAGGGCGTAGACCACTTATTTATCTCTATACCCAGAGACATCTCCCTGGAACCAATAAATCCAGATAGAAGAGATATAACAATAAGAACAACAAGAGCAATAATAATTATATTCATATATAGTGAGTTTTTTTCAGTTCATTCCCTCCCCCCGCCCGTCAAAGATAATCCTATTTAGTAATACGCTCCAAAAAAATTTTAAAATTTTTTATACCCCCCACCCCCATTATATCCATGGGAGGAGAGGCTACTGCCAATAACAACCCCTCCTGTAAATGAGGAAGTCACGATGACCTCCCACATTATTAACAATTAAAATCGAAAAACGATGAGCACAACAACAATGCAAATCAGCTACAACAAGGCAGTGTTTTCCAACAATGGTGAGTGGACCTACGAAAGTGTTGGACAATTGAAAGAACACGTGAAAGGAATGTCCATTAAGTTCACCAAGAACAATTTGGCAGGAACGAAGCGTGTAACAATTATTGCTACTCCCAAAAAGGGCGAACCAATCACCTTCTCTTGCACCAAACCATTGAGTGAGATTGTAAGAAAGGCCTTGGAGACCAAACCTCAATTGGAAGTTTTGGGTGCGTTGCTTAACTGCGATGTAAAGGTGGATGCTGAAGACAACAGCAAGTATTTCATCTTCCAAGGTGAAGGAACTCAACTCGAAGGATTGGTGGTAACTAATGAAGTTATCAGCAACTACGAAGATGTTGCGTTCTAATTAAGGGGGCTTTGCCCCCTTTTTTATATATAGGGTGGGAAATAAAACAGGGTGGGTGGTAAAAAACTATTCACTCACCCTTGTTTTTTTAAATAAAATAGAGGGTGTAACACCTCTTCATGCCTGTTAGTCATTTGACTAGACAGTTGAAACAATGGAAAATATAGACAATACATATAGCATTATTAACCAATTAAACCAATAGTTATGACTTACGATTGTTTTTATTCTATCTATGATGAACAAGGTAGATATGTAGGATTTACAGATACATTAGAAGATGCTAAACTTATGACTATTGAATATAATGGTCATTATGAATTAGAATTTGCTTCTAATAGTATATTTAATTAAGAGCCTGTAACAGGGCTCTTTCTGTCGTCAGACTATTGTCTGGCCTGATGATGACCTAATTGAGGGTCGAAACAGAAATATTCACCAAAACCATAAATACCATGAAATGGACTAGAATTTCAGATCTTCAGGCTTATAGTGATTTTATAACACTCAAAGAGCCTATTCAATTCAAAGGATTTAAAGCAATTGGCTATTTCCCTTACGAAAAAGCACAACTTGATTACAATGAGTGTGCTGCTGTTCCTCGTAGTGTTTTTACAGAAGTCGAGGTTGTACTGTCTCGCACCATATATATGGACAATAAGACAGTTTTTGTATTTGAGGATGAGACCAATTTTGGAACAGAGGATTTCTGCATACAGTTTAAGGATTCCTATTGCAAAGTGGGTAAACTTGATCATGTGAGAGGATATGCAGGAAGAGAACTTACTAAAAAGAGCCAAAAGAGCCTGTAAAAGGGCTCTTTTTGTTTTAATCCACCACAACTCACTTCCCAAAGCACCAGTTGTAACGCCTTGTTAACTAGCAGGACTTGTTTATCGAGATCTGAAAAGTAACAAAGAAGTGCATGGTATATATAGCCAGCTGATAGTGTTGCAACTGCGTGCAGAGGGGAAATTATATTATTACAATTGTAATAGTCCTGATTACAGGGTAAATAGGGGATTTAACGCAGAACCAGCTATTACATTTCTTTAGTCACCAATTATTAAACCATTATAAACCAATCATTTATGTTTGAGAACATTTCAACAAATCGCAATTGGCCTAAAACATTAGTTATTCGTAATACCAAAGGAGGCATGATATGGCAGATATATCATGTTGAAAATGATGCACAAGCCATTCATTTAGCTTCAAATGCTGATGATAATGGTTTCTATGGTATCACTCTTGAGGATTATAAACCTTATGAGAGTGAAACATTTCCTAATTGGAGAATGGAAATGGCTAGATCGTTTATATCATTATTACCTGATTATCTGACACTTAAAGAAGGAACAGTTGATGTTCCTTGTGAAGAAGATGATTATGAATATGATGATAATAAATAGGGCTCATTAGAGCTCTATTCTTTTTATTTATTCACTTATAAATTAATTAAAATGAAAAAGACAGCATTGGCATTAGCCGCAATTAAGATTGGATTTGTTTTATTGTTCGCTATTTTTCTCTCTTCCTGCAGAACCACAGGATATGGCTGTAAGGGCAGAGCTAGTTGGAATGATGTTGTTAGGAAAGCAAACAAATTGTATTAAACCATCTAAAATCAATTATTTATGGAAAAGCTTGCACGTTTTAGTATTCTTGTTGTGTTATATGTAATAATGTTCATCATTTGTTATTCTATTATTCCAGGTATAGTGTGGATATTTGGTGGACCATTTACATATGTTGCACAGAGTCCTGTTTATGTTATTGTGGGCAATCTTCTTGTTCACATAACACTTGGTCTTATATTTGAAAAGTCTTTTGATAGTAATTTTAAATCAAAGAAATAATGAGAAAGATCATTCTATTCATTGTAGCAGCCATTCTATTGAGTGGTTGCTACACAGTTAGTCAGGTGGGAAACTGCAAATATTACACGCCTAAATTTAAGAGCAGCTATTATAAAGTTCACAAGCCTATTGGCTTTTGACATTAATATAGCATTCATTATCTTTACACACCATTAAATACCAAAATCATGAGAACGGTCACCATGACACCAACAGAATTTGTTAGCTTTAAACAATTAGCTACATTCTTCTTTGACTTGTATGTTAATCAAGGCTTCATACATGTCACAGCTAATGCTGACCATTTGGAGGCATTAGGATATTGATTTTTTACATGTTTGTACATTTTACGCTCTGTTATGTCTATATCTGGAGCTTTTTTAATTCATTCACCAATAAAACCATTAAAATGTATTATTTCAAAACAAAGCATAAGTTAAAAAGAGGTACAGCAGGATATGTGGATATATGGAAATTCACTGGACTAATAAGTCCAGAGAAATCAGATTCTATTGTTATGAGCACAATGAAATCTTCTGAAGCCATACATCACACAGATAAAGAGCTTGAATTGGTTAAATATAAGCTCACAAGGAGAGGGTATATATGGAAAATATACAGCTCTGAGACAAATAAACCTATTAATGACGAAATCAGTCTAACATGTATTTAGAATGTCTGCTGGTGTTTAAGAGCTATAAGCCTCTTAAGCTAGAAAAGGGAATGTTATTCTACACTGGTGATACAGTGAGAGAATTAACAGAGATTCCTGCCAATCAGGAAGAGTTTATTAGTGTAAATGGGTATCCTGTTGAAATGTTTGTTATTGATCCAGGTAATCCAAACATATTCAATGGCACAATTATTGCAACACCAGAGCAAATAGGCTGGTTTGATGAGGGTGACCATTCTGATGAGCTATCTGATATATCTGTAAAGAATATAAATGATATTATTCAGTATGATGGTGGATATGTAGATGTGGAAATGACACAGGATGAGGATGGAGAATATATTCCATTGTTCTATCAGGGTAAAATCACCATCAGGATGGTTCAAGAAGAGGATGATTTTGAAGAGCCTGAAATGTGCACTAGTTGTAATGGGAGTGGTGAAGGAATGTATGACGGATCTATTTGTAATTCATGTGGAGGGGATGGTGTGAGAAAATATAACAATGATTATTTTAACGAAAACGATTAAAATGAAGAAACTACTTATTCTATTAGGACTAGCTGATGAACAGCCTCCTAAAACAATAGAACAAACAAGATTTATTAGCACCTATCCAGACAATCAGCCACCGCTGCATGATTGGTGCAAAGAGTTTAGATTTGGCATGCTATATGATAGGCGTGCTATTTATATGAACTAGTTATGGTTTAATGGTGGTGAATAACAGGCCTCTTGGGAGTAAAATCCTAAGGGGCCATTTTTATTTTAAACATAGAAAGCATGGCTACAATAGAAATACCAGACAAAGTATGCTCACATTGTGGTGGCACTAGATGGAGAACTGAATATAAAAAATTAGCAAAAGGTAACAGAGTGCTAATATATAGATGTGCAGTGAGTGCCATAGAGAGGAGCAATAAATGGAAGCGTAATAATCCCGAAAATGTGAGAGAACATAACATAACAAGTTGTAGAAAGCGTAGACAGAATGGATATTACAAAACTCCTAAGGAAAGAGAGCGCAGTAGATTGAGATCAGTGAGAGAGGCTGCTGAATTGTGTGATAATTACATATATAAAACAATTTTTGCATCTCCTGATCTAAAAGACATTAGTCGCTCAGACATGCCAAAAGAAGTTATAGAAATCAAACGTAAACAATTATTATTAACCAGACAAATCAAAAACAATGGCAAAGACAATTAAAACAGTTGGAGTAACAGATGTTATTAATGTAACCAGGGACATGGGTGATCAGCTCAATAACATGTTCCAAAAGAACAAAGATTTAAAGGTGGCTGCATTAGCTCTATCAGGCTATAAGACAGCTATTAATGCTGCAAAAGCACAGGTTATTTACAAAAAGCTCACAGGTAATCCAGAATCAATTGAATTTCTCGAAAACTAAAATCAATAATCATGACCACAGGAATTACAAGAAACAGATGGACAAACAAGGAAATCAATTTAGCCAAGGAAACTCTCAAGCTCACTTATGGCAACCAAAAGAGGGCTGCTACAATTCTCAGCACACAATTGGATAGATCGCTTTCATCTATTCAGGTGAGACTCTGTTCTCTGGCTAAAAAACATCCTTCACTCAGAAAGAAAAACATAGAGAGAAGAGCAATGAAGAATAATACAGTTTCTACCACTGTTGATGCAAAAACAGTGGTGAGAAAAGTTAAAAGCATTGCTATTGAGGGAGATAAAATCATAATCACTGTACTATGAGAGAACAACTAATAGACGTAATTATCAATCTAGCTGGAGATGAATATGAAACTAAATATGACCTGATAGATTTGGCAAAAAAGTCTGATAATCAATTAGTTGAAGACATCATACACATAGCATACTTCTATAGAAATCAGTTAGAAGATGTAAATACATAGCGTCACCAAAAACCCAATATATGCCAGCTACACTCGTTTATTCATCCAGGGAGCACAAATCAGAACGTATCACTAATGTCTATTATGGCGTTACACGTGATTACATTCTAGCCAGTAGGCTTATTGATGCTATCATCCTTGCAGCTAAACAGAAGAGTAAGATTGTGGTGGAAAGAGGCAGATTCACCTATGTTCCTTCAGATGGAACAAGGAAGATGGTCATTAGACTAAAGCCTCATTAAAGAATATTTTTGCGGAAAGTATCCTTAATTGGATACTTTTCGCAAATTATTCACTATTTTTGGTTGTTCTCCCATTAAACACAAACTCATGTTAAAGAAATTAACCTGTCGTCTATTTGGACATAGATGGAGCATCTTATATTCCTATTACAATTTAAAGGTGAGATGCAAATGTACCAGATGTAAGCAGGAAAAAGATTATTTTTTATATGAACTTGAACGAAAATGAGCAGAAATACTTCCAACATGGTTTTATATTGGGAGTGATATCTTCAGCAATTGCATTTATTATTTGGGCCTTAAACTATTTACAATGAGCAGATTATACAACTATGTATTTCATTACAATCATTACACAGAATTATGGAACGCTATTCCAAGAGAATTGTACGTCAAATACTGGGACAATGATGAACTAGATGGTATTCTTAAATCAAAGAATATATCCACGCTAATTGAAATCATTACAAAAGACATTAAAATATAATGAAATACATTATTATAGGAGCTATTATATTGACCATTATATGGGCATGGATAGCATATGAAATAGTAAATGCACCACTTATGCAAGATGATGATGATGAATGTGATCGTCATAATTTTCTTGACAAGCAAGATAAAAACGAAATATCGTGAATGTAATCATTTATGACATAGAAACGCTCAAAGAGTATTTTCTGATTGTATGTCTTATACCTGGAGAACCATATAGGACATTCAGGGTGAACAAGAATCAGAATAATCTTGATGCATTTATAAACTTTGCCAATCAACACAAAGACTATTATTGGGTGGGATATAACAATCTACGCTTCGATAGTCAAGTGATTGAATGGGTTGTGCGTAATCATGACCAGTGGCATGAACTAAGTGCATTAGAAATTACAGGTAAGATAGCTCAGAAGGCTGCTGATGTCATACATGATGCTAATTATGATGTCTTCCCTGAATACAGAGAGCAAGATTTGTCCTACAAGCAAATAGATTTGTTTAGGGTGCATCACTTCGACAATAAGAATAGGCGTGTTAGTTTGAAGAGATTGGAATTTGAGATGGATCTGGAGAATATAGAAGAAATGCCTATTCACCATGCAAAATCAGACCTATCTGATGATGATATTAATATCATTACAGAATATTGTTTGAATGATGTGTGGGCTACATATCAGTTTTACAAGGTGACAATTGGTGATACAGATCATCCATTGTACAAAGGAGATAATAAAATAGAGCTCAGACTGGATATTGAACAAGAATTTGGCATTCCCTGCTTGAACTATTCAGATAGTAAGATAGGGGATGAAATGATTAAGAAGTATTACTGTGAGGAAAAGGGCATACAATACAAGGATTTGCCCAAGAAAGGAACATTCAGCAATGTATATGTGAAGAACTGCATTGCTAATTATGTTCAATTTCAAACTTTAGAACTTCAACAATTCTTAAATAATATCAAGAAGCTGAAGCTTGGCATACAGGATGATTTTAAAGAAGAGATACATTTCTATGATAATGTATATTCTTTCATGAAGGGCGGCTTGCATACAGAGAATAAACCTGAGGTATTTGAAGCTGATGATGAGCATTTGATAATTGATTGGGACGTAAGTTCCTATTATCCTGCCATCATTATTAATAATGGACGTTATCCAAGACATTTGGGTAAAGAGTTCCTGGCTGGTTACAAACGCATGTTTGAACGTAGGCTAGAACTAAAACCATTGGCTAAGAAGGATAAGCGTATCAAGGGTATAGTTGGAGCACTAAAGCTTGCTGTAAACTCTGTTTATGGTAAATCTTCAGACATGCAGAACTGGATCTATGATAGACAGCTCACTATGTTCACCACTATTACAGGTGAATTGAGTCTCATGATGTTAATTGAAGCATATGAACTAGCTGGTATACATGTAATATCTGCAAACACAGATGGTGTTACAATTATGGTGAAGAAAAGCCATGTTGACAAGATGCATAAGATTAACAAATGGTGGATGGATTTGACCAGATATGAGCTAGAAAGAGCTGACTATCAAAAGATTATATTCTCAACCGTTAATGATTATATAGCAATTAAAACAGATGGAGAGATTAAAAAGAAGGGGGATTTCCTCACGGATTTCGAGCTTCATAAAAACAAGTCTGCTCGTGTTGTTCCTATTGCCCTTGAAGCTTATTATGTACACAACATACCTATCGCTACTACTATTATGGCTCATAATAACATCTATGATTTTTGTCTTAGACAAAAGTCTAGCAAAGATTTTCATTATGAAGGATGGAATAGAGCGCGTGGTGAGAAAACTGTCTACGATAAGCTCATAAGGTATTATGTCTCAAATACAGGAGAAAAGCTCCTTAAGGTGAAGAACCCAGAATGTCAATCAAATGCTGCTGATGTATCACAAGTGGAGGCTGGTGAATGGGTGTGCACAGTGTGTAACCATCTACCAAAGAACACAGATGTAGCTACAGCAGGCATTAATTATCAATATTACATAGAGAAGGCTGAGAGAATTATACATAAGATAGCCTATAATGGTAAGAAACGTAAGGTGGTGGTAAATCCCAACCAGCTTAGCCTTTTCTGATAACGTGTTATTAAAGGGGACGAAACAACCTTTTTGTCCCTTTTAATGACATGTTATTACTAATCAGAAATATATTACGTAAAATTTGGAAATGTGAATTATTTTACGTATATTTGTATCATGAGTGAATATTTAATATATGGACTTAGATGTCCTAAAACAGATGAATACAGATATATAGGTAAGAGTAGTTCTGGATTGAAAAGAGCTAAAGCCCATTTGACTTTTTCACATAATGAATCAGTTAATCATTGGGTTATGGAACTAAGAGAACAAGGACTATGTCCATTGATAGACGTTCTTGAGGAATGCTGTGAAGATAATTTGCTTGTAAAAGAGAAGTTTTGGATACAGTTTTATGAAAGCAAGGGTTGTAGATTGATGAATTCTATAATATACAAAGGTTCTGCTATTGAAAAACTACAACAAGACATTTCTGAAGAACAAGAAAAACTTAATGAAATGTTACAAGATTTAAAATCTGAAGTGGCTGAGCTCTCTGAAATCCATACGTTTATAAGAAATAGAAGGAAAAACTTAAAAATAACTCAAGAAGATTTGGCAGAACTAGTTCAAGTGTCAACTAAAACAATATTTCAAATAGAAAAAGGAGAAGGAAATCCTTCGTATTCTACTATTATGAAGATTTTAGATGTATTAGGATTTACACTTGTTCCTAGACTTAAAGTGATGAATCATTAATTTGCCAAACTCGGAAGTAAAAACACGCCAAATTATGGAAAAGATAACACGCGAAAACCTCGTAATGCATCTTATTGGTTTCCAATTAAAGATGATTGGTAAAACAATAGATGATGTTAAAGATGATCCAGAATGGTATCATAATAACACATTGACATTGGAAGAGCTGAGAGACTTTGATGTTTACGCTTTTCCATTAATCAAGAAAGTGTTTAAGTGCAACACCAACAAAGCTAAACAGATCCTTGCTGAGTTTAATTTGTATTATGGACTGAGAATAGTTCCTACAATAGACGAGCACAAGGATATTCTTAACAAATTAAAAGAAGAACAAGATGGGAGCAAATTGGTTTAGAACCTATGGTATGGGCAATAGCGTTAGAGATGCATACAATAGTGCTGTAGAAGATGCTAATTATGAGCATGGTCATCAAGAGGGATACAGTGGTGAGATTAATAGCTCTGCTGGTTTCAGAGATGTAACCAGAGAGTTTAAAGCTAGTGGTAAGAGCTTGAATGAGTACATAGATGGACAACAGGATAAGCTCACAAAACATCAGGGTGCTCAGGCTATTTGTATTCAGGAGCCTAAGAGTAATACAAATAAGATAAAGACCCAAGTGGAACATATTGTCACACCTGGAACAAAGAAATGGGTGTTGATGTATGTTGTTTATTGTAGTGAAGACAGAGTTATGTCTGCTCCTACAAAAGGAGAAGCTGTTAAACTTGCTCGTGAGTATTCAGAGAAGCATCAATGTACCACTATGATCAGAATGGAAAGAGTGCTTGAGAAGAAAGATCATGCTCTTGTTGCTAAGGTGACATATAAAAGAGCTTCTGATGAAAGAGAGGGTAAATGGTTATTCTTTGGATGGGCAGCATATTAAAAATAATATATGAAGAACATTTTGCTTTTAGCTCTAGTTTTCGTATCTTGCAAGGCACAAAAGGAAGTTTCCTCTGATGAGGAAAAGACATACATTATAGTTGATGGCAATCATATAGAGATGGTTGCTGATGAGTTTGGTAATCAATATCTTAAGCAGTATTTTGGTGCTAGTAACGCACCCATCTATATTCCTTTTACATTTGAAACAGAAGAGGAATCAGATTCATTACATTCACTTCAAGCTAAAATACCAACAGATGATGATCCAAGAAGATTTTGAAAGGGATTTCCTGACAGATGCAATATATTTGCAGGAACAGGTAGAAGAGCTCAAAGCTCAAATAATGGAAGAGATTAATAGAAATGAAGCAATAATTAAAGTGATTAACGATGGTAATAAACAGCTTCCAAAAGTTCGAGACTATAATAACGAAAGGGTATACACTGGATATGATATTCCTGTTGAAGCTGATCAGCCAGGATTATGATGTGCAATGTGAATGTGAAAACTCATCAAAACTTAACCTACTCTGTCAAACTGTTATACGTAAAGGGCTAATAACCGAGGACTACAAACTAACAACGGAAGGCAAGGACATCCTTGCTTTCCTTGCTAGTGAGACAGCAGAGACATTGGTGAAGAGAAAGCCTGATCATGATGGATTTGAAGCCTGGTGGAAAGCCTATCCAGGTACAGATACATTTGCATATAATGGTAAAACTTTCAATGGCACCAGAGGTTTACGAGTTAAGAAAGATGAGTGTAAGCTTAAGTTTAACAAGATTATAGGAGAGGGAGAATATACATCAGATGATTTGATTGCTGCATTAGAAATGGAAATCTTACAGAAGAAAGAGAATTCCATAAAGACAGCAACCAATAAAATGAGCTTTATGCAAAACTCTCTCACTTACCTGAATCAACGAACTTTTGAGCCATTCATTGAACTAGTTAGAGAAGGCGTTAAAATTAAAGAATCCAATACTCCTATTGGGGGTGTTGACATTTAATAAACTATGGCACAACAAACGGCAGTTGAATGGTTAATTGAACAGTATGTTAAGGATGGATTATTCAAACAAGGAATTTATGAACAAGCCAAAGCAATAGAAAAAATGCAAGTAATTAATGCTTTTAAAAGTGGAGAATATAATTCAGCAGATTATTTTAATGCAGAATGTCCGAATCAAGAAACTTCTGAAAATTACTACAACGAAACATATAACAAATGACAGCAGTAGAATGGTTAGTTAAAAAATACTTTGAAGATTACAATGTGTTGTTACCTGAGTTGGAATATGCACAAGCTAAACAAATAGAGAAAGAACATATAATCAATGCTATGTTACATGCTTTAGATGAAGATGGACATACAGGAGACTGGAAAATCAAGTTTGTAAACAATTATTACGATAAAACATTCAAATAATGAGTTTTGAGCTATTAAAAGCGGAAGTAAATGCTGGTTTAGAGGGTAGGAACAATGGTATACCTATGGGGTTTAATAGGCTCAATAAATACATTGGTATTAGGAAGTCTATGTATTTCCTTGTAGGTGGTCTCACTGGTTCAGGTAAGACAAGTTTTATTGATGATGCATTTGTTCTAAACCCATTTGATTGGTATATCGGACAAAATACCCCTAAAATGTCTGAAATAACGGACACTGTGCCCTCTAAGATCAAATTACGCATTATATATCGTTCAATGGAGAGGTCTAGAACATATAAGTTTGCTAAATGGGTGAGTAGAAAGATATTTCTAGATCACGGGATTATTATTCCTGTAGCTAAGCTATTGGGCTGGAATGATAAAATGTCCCACGATGAGCATGATTTGTTCCTGATGTATGAGGACTATCTGGGACAAATGGAAGATGTAATTACAATTATTGATGGTCCAGAGAATGCTGTAGGTATTGCTAAAGAACTAAAAGCACATGCTCTACAGCACGGTAGGATTGAACAAGTGGATGAATTCAACAAACGTTATTTCCCTAATAATGAGAATGAGATAACAATTGTTATATTAGACCACGTAGGTTTGATTAAAACCACAAAGGACCAGCCTACTAAAAAGGAGGCTATTGACAAGATGAGTGATGAGCTGAGATATGCCAGAGATTTTTATGGTTATACACCAGTGGCAGTTAGTCAGTTCAATAGATCTATTTCCAATATGCAACGACTCAAGAATGGTGATGTAGAACCACAACTGGAGGATTTTGCAGAATCAAGCTCCACACAGAACGATGCTGATGTTGTATTAGCATTGTTTGATCCTATGAGGTATAAGGTGGCTGATTCTTCTGGATATGATTTAGATAAACTACTAGACAAGACCACAGGTGCAAAGTATTTCAGATCATTGCGACTTATTAAAAACAGCTATGGTGAAGATGATGTAAGAATTGGTTTGGGCTTTATGGGCCAAATTGGTATGTTCAAAGAGCTACCCAAGCGTAAAGAAATCACTGATGATGACTATAGTTCCGTACTTAACAAATCTTTTTTCTTAAACAAATAACATGAAAATTAAACTATTGACACTATCAACGTTCCCTAGAAAAGACAGACTATTTTGGCAATGTGTTTTAATTCCTACAATTGCTGTATATCATTCGTATGATGATGAGAAACATATGGCTATTAATCTAGAATGGCTTTTCTGGAGCACAACTATATTAATCTATACCAATGACAAAAGACCAGTATATCAGATCGAAAACATATGAGCCTCTCAATGTTGTCTATCATTATTACACAACACACGAGAAATTAAATCATAAGCCACTGAATCCCAATGAGCTGTTCATATATCTGCAAACAAACGGATATAACATGAATGATATAATAGCTCGTGTGTTTGAAGAATATGATAAGAAGTTTAATATTGTGGCTCTATTGGATCAAAAAGGTAATTTAATCAAATATTTATGACTGAAAAGCAACAGATGCTGGCAAAGGTGATTGCTAGAGAGTTTGATGTTCCAGAGAACTTCATGGAAATTAAGGGTAGGGCTAAGCGTGTAACAGCACCTAAGCAGGTGTTCTCTTATTTCCTATATTACAAGGAAGAACTGACACTCAGTGATGTGGGTAAACTACTTGGATATGATCACAGCACAATCATATACAATCTGAAAACAGTGGATGGATTGTGTCAAGAGGAATATTTCAAAGCAAGAGTTGATAGAGTGGCTGATGCAGCCTATAAAATCTACATTCTAAACGAGAAAGTATGACACTAAGAGACCAAAGGCAAGCTGAATTTGCTGACAAATGGATTAAGAATGGCAAGTTTGGTATTCTTAATCTCTGTCCCAGGTTTGGTAAAATACGTACAACAATCAATATCATGGAGCAATTAAAACCCAAAGAGGTGCTAATTGCCTATCCAGATAACAAGATTAAGGAGTCTTGGCAAGATGATTTTAGAGAACGTAATTATACCAATAGTTTCATTACATACACCACACATCTATCATTACATAAGTACAAAGACAATAAGTATGATTTAGTAGTGATAGATGAGATACATCTGTTATCAGAAGCTCAAATAGAAGTGTGTAAAGATTTAATAGCTGCTAATGATAATGTATTAGGTCTTACAGGTACACTATCTAAATGGACAGAGGAAACTTTGGCACAAGAACTAGATTTAATGGTTGTAGCCTACTATCCAATAGAACAAGCTATTGAAGAGGGCGTAATTGTTGATTATGAGATAATTGTAAAAAGAGTTCCTCTGGATAATGTTGTTGTACAGGATTACAAGGGAAAGAAAAGGACAGAGAAAAAGCAATTTGACAGCTATGGTTGGGTGATAGATCAAATGGAAAGACAGAGCAAAAACACAATGTTCTTAAGACTTGCCAGAATGAGAATCATACAGAATAGTTTGGCTAAGCTCAATGCTACAAAGAATATTCTCAAGAACAACCGTAATGAGAGAATTCTTGTATTCTGTGGCACAACCAAAATAGCTGACTCTCTGGGCATCCCATCACATCATAGTAAGTCTAAGAGTGATGAAACATTCATTGGTTTCTCTGAAGGAGAAGGTAAACACATGGCTGTTGTAAAGATTGGTAATACAGGTGTGACATACAAACCACTTAACAAGGTGATTATCAACTACTTTGATAGCAATGCTGAAAACCTGGCACAGAAGATAAACAGATGTATGGCTATGGAATATAATAATCCAGATAAGAAAGCCCAGATATACATCATCAGCACAGATGAGCCTGTAGAGCTTAAATGGCTTAAGAAGGCATTAGAATTCTTTGACAAATCTAAAATTAAATATGTATGAAAATAGAACTTGTTCAGGAATACAGAATTGCAGAAGGTCCATGGTATTCTGTTTATGTAGATGGTAGGTATATCATCGGAAGTTTTGATAGGGAAAAAGCTGAAAGATATTACATAGATGCAAAGAATAATTATGGTAATATGAATACTAAAATTATTTTGAAATCTGAAGAACTTGGTGTATCTTCACAAACTAACTAAATACTAATTTAAACATGGCAAGCAAATTAATCGGGATTGTTGGTGCTACAGGTACTGGCAAATCCACATCAATCAAACATTTGAACCCAGAAGAAACGTACATTATCAATGTAGCAAAGAAAGAACTTCCGTTCAAGGGATCAGAAAAGCTCTATAACGCTGAAAAGCGTAATTACAAGGAGGTGGATGATGCTAATGAAATCACCAGACTTCTTAGGACTATTTCTGACAAAGCTCCTCACATCAAGAACATTGTTATCGAGGACAGCAATTACATCATGGGATTTAACATTGTATCTAAAGCTACAGAGGTGGGCTATACCAAGTTCAGCTTGATGGCTAAAGATATGGTGGAACTTATGAGAGAAGCTCGTAAGCTTCGTGATGACATCAAAGTGTTCTACTTCTCACATCCTGAAACTATTGAAGATGGTGGTGATATTGTAGGATATAAGATTAAGACAGCAGGTAAGCTGATTGATAATCAGGTGCTGCTTGAAGGTTTGCTCACTGTGTGTTTATATACACATGTAGAAGAGAACAAAGATGGCTCTACTAATTATTATTTCGTTACCAACAGATTTAAGAAACTTCCTGCAAAGAGTCCAGATGGTATGTTTGATGAAATCAAAATACCAAACAACTTGGATTATGTATGCAAGAAAATCGATGAGTATTATAATTAATAACAATAAAAACTAGAAAACATGTCAAACATTGGCGGAAAAAAGAGAGAACAAGTACAACAGACAGAGTATTCCAAAAAAGTGGGATTATTTGAGGCAAATGTAATCGCTGTAAATCCTTCTATTGAAGAGTACAAAGAGACCCTTGGTATGGATCTCAAAGAAGACAGCAGAGCTACAGAGTATCTTGGTACTAGTCAAGATGACAAAACCACACTTCGTGTAGATTTCTGGCTTGAAGAGGTGAAGAACAAGGACAAATTCAAGGTGACATTCTTCCTTGAGAACAAAGAAAAGGTTAATAAGGATGGTACAAAGAAACAATATATCAACAATGTTGGTGTTTGTTCCTGGAGTGATGATCCAAACAATCTTCCTCAATGGTTCACTAAGCGTGACTATCGTGTAGCATTTGTTGGTGAGGAAGAACTCTACAACTTCATGCGCACATGGTTGGGTAATCTTGACTACCGTGAAGCAGAAACCACTCTCCAGCTTGAGTGGAAATCTCTGATGAAAGGAAATGTAAAAGCTATCAAAGAACAAGTTGGTGGTGAATTCTCTACATCTGTAGTAGCCCTTGCTACAGTGAAAACTGTAATCAGGGATGAAGAAACCAAGCAATATCAGGGTGTATACAATAAAGCATTCCTCCCTGCATACAATTTGAAGCAATTTAGATTGATTGACTTCAGCAATCCTACAACCATTAATGGTCTTCGTGCTAAGAAAAGCACTGATCTCAAGCCTCACGAAAGGTTTGTGCTCAATGTCACTGGAGAATATGGATGTAAAGACTTCTATGTTCTTAAGGACCTGAAAGACTATAACGAAGGAGATGATTTGGTAGCATCTGATGCTGTCATCTCTGAAGATGGTGCTGATTATTAATCAATTTGATTAGTAGAAAAAATAGACACCCCTTCCAGAAATGGTTGGGGTGTTTTATATTTGTAACTATGATAAAGGGTGCAAAGAAAGTACAGCTAACTAAAGAGTCCATCCTGGATAAAATCAGTGATTATGACATCTTTAGGTTTTATATGCCAGACAGATCGTGGAAGCTGAATCAGGTTACATTATCTCCATTTAGACAGGAAAGAAATCCATCTTTTGTTATTGGTAATCGCAAAGGATATATAAGTTATATAGACTTTGCTGATACAAATAAGCGTGGTGATTGTTTTCAATTCGTTGAAGACCTATTCAATATACCACATTATGATGCGCTGAAGCTCATTGATAGGGATTTTGGTTTGGGACTAGCTTCTGGTAAACCTACAGAGGAATACAAGAAGATAACATCTACCTATAAGCAGCCTGAAATAACCAAACGCAACTCCCTGATTCAGGTGGTAACAAGAAAGTTCACAAATAGAGAACTTGAATATTGGAATGGTTATCACCAAAGCTCAGATGATCTAAGAGCCAATAATGTTTATGCTGTAAAGAAGGTGTACCTAAACAAGAATCTATTCTATATAAATGATGACGAGCTTGTGTTTGGTTACCTGTATGATGGACATTGGAAAATCTACAGACCGTTTGCAGATAAGAAGAGCAAATGGGTTCCAAACAATGTACCTATTACAGCAATGGATGGTAAAGAAGACATACAGCATTGCAGAATGGCATTCATTAACAAGAGTAAGAAAGACTACATGGTGATGAAAAAGATATTCCCATGCAGTTGTGCTGTACAAAATGAGGGTATTGGATGTTTTTCACAAGAAAATGTACAATATCTAAAAGATAATTCTGACATACAAATCCTGAGTTTTGATTCAGATGTTACAGGCGTTCAGAATAGTCAACAGATTACAAAACTGTTTGATTTTGAATATGCTAACGTCCCACGTAAGTATCTGAAGGAAGGAATTAAGGATTGGGCTGATTTAGCGAAAGCCCACGGACTAGAGACAATTGAGTCTTATTTGAAACAGAAAGGTATAATAGAAAATTAAAACCAAATTTATGAAGGTAGCAACTTACACAACAACCAAACAAGTGTTGTTGAATGCTGAGATTCCAGCAGAAACTCGTACATACAAACCAATTAGCCATCAGCAACTTATAGATCTCACCCTTGAGTCTATACATGGAGCAGGATTTACATTGGACAAAGAACTCTATTCAGCTTCTCCTGAGGGATTGGTAGCAAATGGTAATTTCACAATTAGCAATGTAGCAGATAAAGAAATGCAGCTACAGATTGGCTGGCAGAATAGCTACAATAAAACATTGAGCTTGAAGTTTGCCATTGGTGCACGTATATTCATTTGTCAGAATGGTGCTGTACATGGTGACATGGGCTCATTCAAGAGGAAACATATGGGTGAGGTGCAAGAATTTACACCAACTGCCATTACAGAATATATCAAGCAAGCTGGTGACACATTCCAGAAAATGCAAACAGAGCGTGAGTCAATGAAACAAATTGGGCTCAACAAACGTGCTCAGGCTGAATTGGTGGGTAGATTGATGCTTGAGGAAAGCCTAATTAGCTCTATGCAGGTGAATCAAATTGCTAAAGAACTCACTGATCCAACATATGATTACGGAGCTCCAGGTAGCTTGTGGGAACTTTATCAGTTCACTACACAAACCATGAGGGAAACTCATCCTAGATTCTGGATTAGTGATCACATGAAAGCTCACAATTTCTTTGTGAATGAAGCTGGATTGTTTGTTCCTACAGTGGAAGCAGAGGTGATTGAAGATTCTTCTATGTTTCGAACTATGCGAATTATGGCAGCTGGAGGAGATACAGCAGAAGAAATAGAAGCATTTAGACAACTATCAATGGAATTTTAATATGATTTGGGAGAACTTTAAAGATCAGTTTCACGAGAGCTGGCATGCAAAGATGAAACCTTTCATTGAGAGCGAGGAATGTGATAACATCTATAAATTTCTCAAAGCAGAAAGTAAGAGGGGGAAGAAGATAGCCCCCTCTTCTTCTGTTACATATAGATGTTTCAAGGAAACCTCTTTTGATGATTTAAAGGTGGTATTGATGGGTATGTGTCCCTATCACACATTTTATAACGGACAGCCTGTAGCAGACGGTTTATTGATGGGCTGTACATCTACAGGTAGATTACAACCTTCTCTGGAGAAGTTTTATCAAGGTATTGAGACAGAGCTCCACAATGGGCTCAATCTCAAATATGAGAAAACTCCAGATGTCAGTTATCTGGCAAAACAGGGTGTATTGATGGTAAACGCTGCTCTTACAACAGAAGCAAATAAAGCAGGCTCACATATTGATATTTGGGAACCATTCACCAAATATCTGTTAGAAGAAGTGCTAGACACTACAGGTGTACCAGTTATATTCTTGGGTAAGGATGCTGCTAGGTATAAGAAATATGTAAATCCATTCACATGGACATTTGCTGTTACACATCCAGCATCAGCTAGTTATAAGAATACAGATTGGGATACAGAAGGCGTGTTTGGTAAGGTTAATAAGATAATCAAAGACAACAATAATCAAGAAATCATGTGGCTCTATGATGTGCCATTTTAAACAATTATTATGCAATTCACTTACGTAGACAAATTAGAAATAGGAGACCCTATTCTTGTAGCTGAATCTGGTAGTTTTCTAAATTTTGGATGGTTTGTAGGATATGGAAGAAACACTGTCCAGTTTATTACACCCAGAGCTGTCGTTTATAATGACGAATGTCAAAATAAAGACCCTAGAAAACCTATAAAAATATGGAAATCATATGTTCAGCAAACACATAGGTTCAGAGTGGCAAAAATACAAGAGCCTGTGTTTTCTGATATAGAAGAAAAAGAAACATATGAAAAAGCAAAACACATATTGATTAACAGAGGAATGATTAAAAACTAGAAAACATGATACTCGAAAAACAAAAAGAAGCAAACATTCTCCAGGAAGGAGAATCATCACAAGACTCAATTGGAATGTCCCTTGACTTAGATTCTGCTCAGATATTGATGCAGATGTTAAGTAAGAATCTGTATTCAGATGCTATAGGCTCCACTATCCGTGAGTGTGCATCTAATGCACTGGATAGTCACAGAAGAGCTGGGACCACAGATCCAATCATTGTTAGTTTCAAACCAAATAAGCAGGACAATTATGAGTTCTGTGTAGAAGATTTTGGTATTGGTTTGGATGCAGACGATGTTAGAAACATCATCAGTAAATATGGTAAGAGCACAAAGCGTAATTCAGCTAATGAGCTGGGTATGATGGGTTTGGGCTTCAAAGCTCCTCTTGCTTATTCATCCAGTTTCTATTTTGTTGCTCGTAAAGATGGAATGGAGCGCAAGTATATGATGTATGAAGGAGAAGACACAAACACTATTGATCTTCTCTATGAAGCTCCTACAACAGAACGCAATGGTGTAAAGGTGATTATTCCTGTTTCCTGGCGTGATAAATACAATTTTGTCAGCAAAATAAAGGAACAGTTGGCCTATTTTGAGAGCGTGTACTTTGATGTTCCAAGTGCAGACATATTTAGTGATTTTAACATCATTAGACATGACCACTTCCAATGGTCACCCCTCTGTGAAAACAGCCACATGCATATCTGTTTGGATAATGTCTACTATCCCCTTGATTTCAACAAACTGGGAATTGACACCATTTATCTGCCAGTAGCTCTCAGGTTTAGTTTGACAGATGGGTTGTTTCCTACACCAAACAGGGAAGCTCTGCGTTATACAGAAGAGGCTAAGCAAGTGATTATGGAAAAGCTAAAGCTGGCTGCTAACTATTTTATTGAGAAATACAATGAATCAGTTACAAACGGTGAAGATGCTTTGGCCATTTTCAATCATTATGGTAATTCTGAAAGGTATATTCAGATATTTAGGGAGAAAACCAATGTTAAATCTCTGGAGAAATACGCCACTGTTAAGTTTATCGATCCAAAGATTAAGGACTTGGAAAACCTCAATCTGCGTGAACTGTGGTCTCTCAAGGAATATATTTTCCAGGAGTGGAAGATTAAGTTTCATTTGTACAATAAGAGGTTTAACAACTATGGTACAAGATGGAATGACCTGAACATCCACAGAATTAATTCTGATGATCCAATCTACTGCTATTCTGATAAGATTAGCACTCTTATGAAAGACTATATGCGCAGTTTATATAATGGAAAGAGCGTATATTTTGTCAAAAAGGAAAAGTTTATTCCTTTATTCAGAAAAGGAAGTAGTGGTGCTTATGACAACTATTATAACCTTCTTAAACTGAAGAATCATCCAAAAAGTGAGTGGAGAAAGAAAATACAAGACTTTCAGAAGTTCATGGAAATGATCACTTCCAGACTCATCAATCTTGATGATGTGGTGATTCCTGATGCATTCATCCAGACTAAGAAGAGTAACTCTGTTAAGGTGACAAACAACGGTAAAGGTGGTCCTAAAGCTAGGCGTATTAAACTACAGGGAGAAGTTACAGGTAAAATGGCCAACAATCTCGAAAGATGGGTGGATGGCAAAAACTGTAAGTGGGTACCTACGGTGATACAAATGGCAGATGCACATAAACTCCCCCATCTGATGGTTTATGGTAAACAGGAGGACATGAATAAAATGGATGCCCTGTTCAAACCACTTGGTAATAAGGTGAGATTTATGGTGTTCTCAGAAAGAGAACTTAACAATCTAAAGGACATTCAACTACATAACTGGATTAAGATGGAAGAATTTGTAAAAGGAGAACATAAGGCTTTTCGCAGAATGGTAACTGCAGCTGTAATAAGTAAATTTATAGAAGAATATCATCATGTGTTCTATAGAATAGAAAACATGAAGAACATCTCTGTGGATTTATATGAAAAGATGTATGAGGTTCAACAGTATAAATCTAAGAACTATCATCATGCAGGGGAAAGTTTATATGAAGCAATGGTTGATGTGGCTGTAAGTAAAGAGCTGTTTGATGAGCCTATTTATTCTACATTCAAAAGCCTGAAAGCTGTCTTTGACAAACTTCCATTTCTAGAAACCATGTTTAGCAGTATGAGTTATGGCAGAGACAAAATGCTAGATGCCACTAAAGATTTGTTTAAATATTACAAACAGCGCATAGATTGGAAAAATTATAACATAAAGCTAAATGAAGACAATTTAGCTCCTATTGAAAACGTAGAAGAAATCACAGCTTAATTACAAGGGCTCCTGTAATGGGAGCCCATTTTTAAAATTTTAAAACAAAAACTATGGGAATTTTCAGCCTAAATTGGTTTAAATCCAGAAAGAAAGAAGAATTGGAAGAATTGCAAGTTGAAGAACAGAGAATCAAGAATGAGCTTTTGCGTAAACAACTCTATGCGAACGAAGGAACTAAGATTCCAGATAACATCACTATCAAGTTTGATGGTTCTGTAGTTCCAGATAAGCCTTACAAGAGTGTAAAACTGGTAAATGATGTGCTCACTGTAGTTCTTAATGATGGATCTATTGTTAGTAAACCTGGTGCTACAAACGATGATTTTAATGATGTTCGTGTAGCAAGGACAGAATCAGAAATAGTCAATCTTATAGGTGCGCCAGAGGTGGTTAATGACAGAAGAAAAGTTGAAGCAGAAATAGCCCGTATGAATGCTATCAAAAGAGGAATTGATGTCCTTAGAGGACTCCCTGATTTTGAAATAGAGGGTAGTTTTGTAAAGCTAGCTGGTACAGGTAGAACTATGCCTCAGCTTCTGGTTGAGAAGTTTATTGAGGTGGTGACAGAAATTGATGCATATAGAGATGACCAACCGTTGGTTGATGCAGTGGTAGAAGATGAAGAATATCAAGCTCTTAAGAGGTTCTTTATGTGGTGTTGCTTGAATCCTAGAGCAGAGGTTGCTAATGATTTGTATGATTTCCTGACTAAAAATAGCTTCAGGATTACAAAACAGGGCTTCTTTGTTGCTCTTAGGAATGTTGTAACACTCCATGGATCTACAGAACTAGTACAATTCATCAGCAATGCTTACAATAAGGTGAAGGCTGTATGGAAGAAATCTCCAGATAAGTATGAAGTGTATCTGAAAGACGGTGAATATAAAATGGTTCACGCAGATGATATCAATGTAACTAAAACCGAAACCTGTGAATATTGTGATGAGAGTGAAGAAGTATGTGAGGTGTGTAATGGTGAGGGAGAATATGACATCACTGATGAAAGAGATGATCTAGGAGAACACATTGGTAATCTGACAGAGCTCTATCTTGATTTGCCTAATAGAGCAGAGAATAGGTTCACAGATGCTCACACACGTACATTTGACATTCGTGTAGGTAAGGTGGTTAACATGCCTCCTGAGGAATGTAATTGGAATACAGCAGATTGTGGACATGCAGGTTTGCATTTCACAGCTGATGAAATCCATTATGTAGGCTGTGGTGACCAGTCTGTTCTTGTTCTCATCAATCCTATGAAGGTGGTGGGCATTGGTTATTCTAAGGGTAGGTGCTATGAATATCTGCCAATCATGACTGTAGCTCGTGAAGAAGCCACAGAAATCCTGCATGATTTGGATTTTGACACTCTTGCACTAGATGAGGATTATGCAATTCGTGAATTGGAAGATTTGGCAATTAAAGCCAAGGTGGGATTTGTTGTAGAAGCATCTAAGCATCAGTTCAATATTCCAGCCATGACCCACATCAACATTGATAATATTGTTGAATCTCTGGAAGAAATGAAGAGTAGCATTTCTAAGAGGGTGGTGAATCTAGATTAATATATTTGGGGAATGTCACAATTATTCGTAATTTAGTGACATTCCCCTTTTATAAATCATTGATTATGAGGAAGAAACGAACAACTAAGCCTAGAGTGGCTAAAACTCGCAATGCAGGTACAATGACAGAATCTGCATTCTGGAGTTTTATCAGGAGTGCCCTGAGACAGAAATCTAGATGGTGGAAACCAATACTGCAAGCAAAGATGAGTGCCCGTAGACCATATAAAGGTCCTAATAAGAGGCAGAAATTTGAATACGAGTGCGCACATTGTAACAAATGGTTTCCAGAGAAGAAGATTAATGTGGATCATATTTGCCCAGCAGGAAGTCTTAATTCTGCACAAGACCTACCAGGATTTGTAGAAAGACTGTTCTGTGAAGTGGATAATCTACAAGTGCTTTGCGAGAAATGTCATGATGCTAAAACAAAATCAGAGAAAAATGGAAAATGAACATGTACAAATCTCCATTAACAAAGAGCCTTCATTTACAGAAATCTGGTATGAAGGATCTGTAGAGTATAATGGAGAAACACACCAATTCTGGCTTATTCATCCAAAAGGAGTAGATCCTCATGGTAATGAATATGAATTGGATGTTAGATGGTTCTTTCAGAGAGTGCCTAGAGAAATTAGGGCTATGCAACCCTATATTATTGATGCATTTAAACAAAAGGAATCTAGTTCTCATGATGATTTATTAAAATACCGTAGAGGTAGATCTAAACATTAAATATGATACAAGGACAAACTAAAACAGAAGCAAATTACAGAGCAATTAACCTAGACAGCTCCTCAAGTTTGAAGGAGTTCTCTACGGACAGAAAGAAGTATTATAGGAAATATATCCTTGGAGAGTCTGTAGATGACAAGGATACAGTGGCTGCAACCACAGGTAGAATCGTAGAAACTATGCTATTGGAACCAAATGAGTTTGACAATAGGTTCTATATGTCTGTTTGTCTGTCTGCTCCCACTGGTCTAATGCTTGCATTTGTAGAAGCATTGTATAAATTCACCAAGGAAGCTACAGATGAGCAAGGGAATATTACTAGGTCCTTTGAGGAAATTGCAAAGGATGCATATGCTGAATCAGGATTCAAGATTAAGTTTGACGCTGTAATCAATAAGTTTGTAGGAAGCGATGCTGAAATCTTCTATAACGAGATGCGTACAGTAAAAGAGAAAGGACTCACAGTGGTGACAACAGAAGATGTTACCAATGCTGAGAAGATTGTAGAAGAGCTCAGGACAAACAATGTCACTGCTGAGGTGGTAAATCTTGTAAGTAGTGCTAGGTATACAGTGCACAATCAGCTCCAGATAGAGAACTATGAGGTAGATGGATTGATGTTCAAGAGTATGATGGACAAGGTGATTGTAGACCATCAGAAGAAAACCATCCAAGTTTATGATCTGAAGTGTACCTGGAGTGTAGAAAACTTCCTGGAAGAATACTATCTTTATAGGAGGGCCTACATTCAAGCCTATCTGTATTACAGAGCAGCACACACACTTAGAGATGGAGAGTTGACAGGATATGATGTACTTCCTCCTAGATTCATTGTATGTGACAGCACTAATTATTATAATCCATTGATTTACACTCTGGATTATGGTAATATAGAAGAAGCTTACAGCGGTTTCCATCACAAAAACAGGGAATATACAGGCGTCAAATATCTCATAGAAGACCTTAAATGGGCCCTAGAGAATAATGTTTGGAACATTAGCAGAGAGAATCATAAACAAAATGGTGTAGTGAGATTAAAAATACAAGATGGAGCTAAAGAAAACAATAACTAGTATATTTATGGTGCCCACGCTCAAGATTGACAGAGATCGATTGAGAGACAATGGGTTCATAAATGCGTACATGAAAGATGGTAGGAAAGATGTGCAGTATGAAAATGCTGCATATCTCCTGTTCCATCCTAAAGACTTAGATAAATTCAAAGAGTTTCTAGACGATGAATATGAACGAACCAAGTCCATTATTGATGATTATGATTATGAGAATGGATTTGTTGTACTTGTCTACACACTCAATCCTAAATTTAAGAAAGACTTCGATTTTGTAAAAGCTGGCAAATATTCCAAAACCTCTAAGGAATTCCAATCACAGTTTCCCAGGGTTATTAAGATTAAGAAGAACGGATTGCATAAAGACGAGGTTAGTCTGCAATATCGTGTATTCAATAAAACTGAAGACCTGAAGAAATATTGGGAAGAGAAAATTGGTGTAGAATTTGACGATTCTATGGAAGTTTGGCAAGGTTTTATAGACGACAGAGAAACATTATTCATTGACAAATTAAAAGAAGAATATGTATAACGATGAATTTCTCCAGCACATCATACATAAGTATGGTGTAAACTACGCTACAATGTATTGTGAAATTGAAAGCGAGAAGTATGAAAAGACAATCGCTGCTAGAATCTTCACAGATCCAATCGATAAATTGGAATTGGAATACGAAAGAAATTGGTGGGCTGAAAGAGCTAAACGACTTAAAAATGATGAAAAATGCTAGAACTATTAGAAAAGAATCCACAAGCAACAGAGGTTGTAAAGTCTTATTATCTGGATGTAATGTTGGCAAGTTTAAATGATGACAGTCTTCCAGATAACTTCAAAGATTTTGTAAGGCAACAGGGAATTGACAATGATAAGATAGCAAAAATCATTGATGGTTCTCCTAGAAATCTATTTGATGTTTTCGATGAAAACAGTCTTTTTATTGAAACAATGTATATGGAAGGAGCATTTCATTATACAATTAATAATGGAGAGAATGTTATTTTATCAAATCCTCAACCGTACAAGACAAGGAAAGAATGTGATAGGGCTGTTATAGAAGAAGCGTTTAAACTTTTAAATGATAAGCTATGTCCCACACTGACAGAATCGTAGACCAAGTGATTGCTAAGTTCCAGCAAAGGAGTGATGTTGGTATCAAGAAATATGGTACCACTCTCTATGAGAATAATCATGACAATTATCTGTTGCATTTGCAGGAAGAACTTCAGGATGCTACATTGTACATCGAGAAGCTTTTAACACAAAATGCTGAGATAATCAATTTGGTTAAAACCACTCCAAATGATATGGAACTTGGACAAAAAATAAGAAGATTGGTTAACTAGAATTTTCTAAATGTCTTGGTTTGTAAAAGAGAGGACTGTATATTTGCAGTCCTCTTTTTTTAATCAAATAATACAAAAAACTTTATGGATTTAGGACTTGATGCGTTGAGCAAAATCACCGTATTTAGCAAGTATGCTAAGTACATTCCCGAACTCAATCGTAGGGAAACCTGGGATGAAATTGTTACCAGGTATGAGAAAATGATGATAAAGAAATATCCTAAACTTGAGGATGCTATCCTGAGCAGTTCACAGCTCATCAGGCAGAAAAAGGTGTTACCATCCATGAGAGCTCTTCAGTTCGCTGGTCCAGCTGCTGAGGTGAACAACTCAAGGATTTACAACTGCTGTTTTCTGCCTATTGACAGCATACACAGTTTCTCTGAGACTATGTTCTTGCTTTTGGGTGGTACAGGTGTAGGATATAGTGTTCAAAGACACCACATTGAGCAGCTCCCTGCTATTACCAAACCAGGTAAGAAACGTACCTACCTCATAGAGGACAGTATTATGGGTTGGGCTGATGCTGTAAAGGTGCTCATGAAAGCTTATCTAGAGGGTGGATTCACTCCTAATTTTGACTTTAGAGCTATCAGACACAAGGGTGCTAGGTTGGTTACAGCAGGTGGTAAAGCTCCTGGTCCTGAACCTCTTAAGCTTTGTTTGACACATGTACAGGCTATATTGGACAGAAAGCAAGAGGGTGAGAAACTTTCACCATTAGAGTGTCATGATATTCTTTGTCACATTGCAAACAGTGTATTGGCTGGTGGTATCCGTAGATCTGCCATGATTGCCCTGTTTAGCCATGATGATGAGGAGATGATTACATGTAAGTATGGTGAATGGTATCTGCTTAATGAGCAGCGTGGTAGGGCTAATAACTCTGCTGTACTTGAAAGAGGAAAGGTTGGAGAGGAAGAATTCTTTAATCTATGGAAGCGTATAGAGGCATCTGGTTCTGGTGAGCCTGGTATCTATTGGACCAACAATAAAGATTGGGGAACTAATCCATGTTGTGAAATAGGTCTTAGGCCCTATCAATTCTGTAACCTGTGTGAGGTGAATGTAAGTGATGTAGTTAGTCAAGAAGACCTGAATGAGCGTGTGGCTACAGCAGCATTCTTTGGTACACTTCAGGCTGGATTTACAGATTTCCATTATCTGAGACCTATTTGGCAGAAAACCACACAAAAGGATGCCCTGTTGGGAATAGGTATGACAGGTATAGGAAGTGGTGAGATTCTTAAATATGATCTGGATGTAGCAGCACATGTAGCCAAGGTGATGAACAGCATGATTAGTAATGTGCTGGGAACCAATGAGGCAGCTCGTATCACCTGCATTAAACCTTCAGGTACTACTAGTCTGGTGTTAGGAACAGCTTCAGGTATACATGCATGGCATAATGACTATTATCTGCGTACAATGAGGTTTAATAAGAATGAAGACATCGCTAGCTATCTGATGGTTAATCACCCAGAGCTGTGTGAAGATGATGTTCTTCGTCCAACAGATACCGTGTGTGTACGTATTCCAGTAAAAGCTCCTGAAGGATCTATATTCAGAACAGAGACAGCTATTGATACGCTTGAGCGTGTTAAGAAGTTTTCTACAGAATGGGTTAAACCAGGACATATATCTGGAGATAATACACACAACGTAAGTGCTACAATCAACATCAAAGAAGATGAATGGCAGAATGTAGGAACTTGGATGTGGGATAATAGAGAACATTATAATGGCCTATCTGTATTGCCCTATTGGGGAGGAACTTATCAACAAGCTCCCTTTGAGGACATTACAAAAGAACAATATGAATCCAGAATAGCTACACTTAAATCTATCGATCTCACTAAGGTGATGGAGCTAGATGATACAGTAGATTTTGGCCAAGTTGCTGCTTGTGCAGGCGGAAGTTGCAGTATTGAATAAAAATAAATTTGGTAGTTTCACAATTTTACCATATCTTTGCGGAATAAATTGCGAGATATGAAAAAAGACTTAAGAACTCAAAAATTTGGTAAACTCCTTGTATTAAGTGTACATTCTAAATCAAGAAACGGTCATATTAGATATACATGTTTATGTGACTGTGGTAAAGAAACTAACGTTTTAGGAACACACTTAATACAAGGCAATACTAAATCTTGTGGATGTGACAAACCCATTGGTAAAACACATCATCAATGGAAAGGTGTAGGGGAAATATCTGGAGACTTTTGGTACAATCATATAGTTAGAAGTGCTAATGGAGATAAAGGACGAAGAACTTCTGTAGAATTAAATTTAACTATTGAAGATGTTTGGAATTTATTTCTTAAACAAAATAGAAAATGTGCACTATCTGGTATAGAATTGACTTTTCCAAGAGCAAGTAAAGATAAATCTTATACAGCTTCTCTGGATAGAATAGATTCATCTAAGGGATATATTCTTGATAATATTCAGTGGGTTCATAAAGATGTAAATATTATGAAAAACAAATTTGACAATCAGTACTTTATACAGATGTGTAAAAAAGTTGCAGGTGGTGCTTGCGAGATAGCATAGCTTTAGTTTTTCGATTTACGCCCTAGGATTTCCATCCTGGGGCTCTTTTTTATTTCAATTAATTTTTGTATATTTGGTAAAACAATAAATTATGGCAAAAGCAAGTAAGGAGGCAACAAACAACAAGTTTCAGGAAGCATTAGACAAATTAAACAAAGCTTATGGTGTAGGTACAGTGCTTACACTTGACAGTAAAACAGGTGGTGAATATGATGTCATCAGCACAGGATCTATTGGTTTTGATTGGAAAACATTAGGTACAGGTGGATTTGTAAAAGGGAAAATGTATGAGCTCATGGGCTGGGAAGGCTCAGGTAAGTCCACAATTTGTGGTCATGCTGTAGCAGAGTGTCAGAAGAAGGGTGGTGTTGTATTATACATAGATGGCGAACATGCTGTTGATAAGAAATATTTTCAAGCTCTAGGCGTAGATACAGCAAAGATGTTAATTGCTCAGCCAAGCTGTGGTGAGGAAGGTTTTAATATTGCTATGGATATGATTAACACTGGTGATGTTGATCTGGTGATTATCGATTCAGACTCTAGTTTGATTCCTAAAGCTGTGTTGGATGGTGAAGTTGGAGATAGTGCTATTGGTAAGAAGGCTAGATTGAATTCAGGTGCCTATCCAAAGATGAAATCTGCAGCTGCTGCTAACAACACTTGTGTTATAATTATCAGTCAGTATCGTGAGAAGATTGGTGTTATGTTCGGTAATCCTACCACTACGCAGGGAGGACATGCACTGAAGTTTTATTCTGATGTTCGTATAGAGGTGAGCAAGAGTCTGGCTAAGGATGGTGATATCAACTATGGTAACATCACCAAGGTGAAGGCTACTAAGAACAAGATGAGCCCTCCCTACAAGATGTCATCATTTGAGATTGTGTTTGGTCAGGGTATTGATAAGCTAGCTGAGATTATGGAAATGGGTAATGAGTATGCCCTTATTAAGAAGTGGGGCAAGACCATTACATTCAATGAAGAGAAGTATGACATTGAGCAGTTCAAGAGTATGTTGATGGACAATCCTGAATTCTTCAATACCATCAAAACTGAGATAGTTAACAAGATTAAGAACACTGAAATCCCCGTAGAAGAACATGTTGAAAGTGAAATTTAAAAAGATGCGCACCAATGCAAAGCTACCTGTAAAGGGTAGCTTGCATGCTGCGTGCTATGATGTATACGCTAGTGAGATTGTATATGATGAAAAGAATCCACGCAAGCGTACAGTTAAGCTTGGGTTTGCCACAGAAATCCCTAAGGGCTATCATGGAATAATTGTACCCAGAAGTAATTTGTCAAAGCAGTATTGGATGCTTGGCAATTCTATAGGTATAATCGATAGTGACTATAGGGGTGAATGGATGGCTGTATTTACTAACATCACTGATAACGCCTGGACCTATCCATTTCCTTATGAGGTGGGAGAGAGGGTTGCTCAAATCTATTTTGAGAAGAACCTGAATGTGCAATTTGAAGAAGTGGACGAGCTCTCTGACTCAGAAAGAGGAGAAGGTGGGTTTGGCTCAACTGGATTAAAATGAAACATCTGTTCTACAACTCAATTCATTGCAATCTCTGTGGAGACAATATACAGAGCTATTACAGGCATGATTTCAAATATTGCAAGTGTGGTAATGCTATGATAGATGGTGGTCTAGATTATGTCCATTATGGATATAGAGGAGAACCAGACACCATTACACATTTCTACATGTTCATGGAGGACCATCCGTTCTCTCTGATTAGGCAGTATTATTACAGATGGAATAATGTCATCCAGGAATATGTCCTACTTAAAGATATTCCTGATGATTGGCTAGAAGCCATTTTGTGGTATTACATACCATCTGACTATCAGACAGGGCATATGCAGGATGAATATCTATTATTATTCTTAATGGAAAAACAATATAGATTAAACGATGAAGAGTAAAATTATCCTTGACATTGAGGAAGATGAACTCAATTTATTCAATAAACAATATCTCAGCCTACCTGAACTACATGAAGAAATAGAGAGTTTATTTGAGCAGGGAGAGAAACTGGACAAGAGAAAGAAGAAACAAGTGAGTGAGTGGAAGGAGAAGATTAACTTCTTAATTGACATGTACAACACTAAATCTAAATTCAAAACTTACAACAAGGTGAAATGAATAAATGTAAAACTTGTAGTCACAATTGTGAGGGAGATTATTGTTTTAAGCACAAACCTAGAAAACAAATGGCTAAAAAGTCAAGTTTATTGAGCAAAAAACTTGACAAATCTGAAGAGGTAATTCGACAAATTTCCGAAATGCAGGAGTTTTTCTTACAAATTTGGAGAAAAAGGCTACATTATTCACAGGTGAGCATGGATTATTTGGGTAAAGAGCCTCTGACAGTGTTCTTTCATCATATTCTTCCAAAAGAAAAATATCCTCAGGCAGCTCTGGATGAAGAAAATATCATACTTTTGACATTGGAAGAGCACGATAATGTTGAAAGAGATATGTACAAATATCCAGAAATTAACAGAAGGCGTGATAAATTAAAAATCAAATACGAAATACAATGAAGAATCAGTTTTTCTACACAAGAAAAGAATTAAAATCGGGCACACCAGAGAATCCTGTGTACAATGAGTTCAGGGACAGCTTTAATATGGAGAAGGTTGTTAGATCTCTCACTATTGAAGATGGTAGAGTGCTTATCCTTCTAGATGATTTACATGAGAGAGCTCAAGAAGTTCCAGATGTAGATCCTAGAACCAACAAGGTGAAAGGAATGAAGCGTCAGAAGAACACATTTCAATCTGAGATTTATCTGGAACCAGAAGATGCACAACGTTTCTTCGAACTTACAAGCATTGGATAATGGAATATCCATTTATATCATGTAAAATGATTACCTATGGCAGGGTGGAGTTCTTGGAGGAATCCTTGAACTCTTTCCTGTTACAGGACTATCCAGCTGATAAGTGTGAGCTGGTGATAGTCAATGACTACCCCATGCAAAAGCTCATATTTGATCATCCTCAGGTGAGAATATTCAACCTAGATGAAACCTTTCCTACTATTGGAGATAAGGAAAACTTTGCCACAGTTCAGTGTAAAGGAGAAATTATATGTCAGTGGGATGATGATGATGTAGCTATGCCTTGGCATTTAAAGAATGTAGCCAAGTATTTTACAGATGATGTAAATATACTACATTGGAATCCTGGTGTGTTCTATAACCATCCTAATATTACAGGTATTACATGGATAGGTAACTCAGGGATAGTGTTCAGAAAATCTGCTTGGGAAGCTATTGGTGGTCATCCAATTGAGAATGCTGGATATGATATGACCTTTGTAGAAAGAATGTACAATAATGGTGGAAGACTGTTTGCTAGTCCACCTAATGATGAGGCTAGCTGGTTTTATATGTGGGGAGGACGTGGTTACCATATGAGTGGTATGGGTACAGATAATGAAACAAGACCAAATGTTATACAAAGACACTCTGCTCATGTAGAACTTCTCAGATCTAAAGGAAAGATTCCTACAGGAGAAGTGCAATTAAAACCAAGGTGGCAACAAGATTACGTAAAACTATTCAAAGAATATGTTAGTAGAGTTTATAATTCCAACTTATCATAGACCTGCTCCTCTTGCATGCATGTTAGCATCCCTAGTTGCCCAAACCGATGGGCACTGGGGAGCTAATGTTATTATTGATGGTACAGACCATCTAGATGAAATATTGGGAATTATCAATAGATTTAACGATCCCAGAATAAGACATACAGTTACAGATAAGAGATATAATGATTGGGGACATACACCCAGGGAGATCGGTAAGCAAATGAGCACAGCTGAATACATCATCATGACTGGTGATGACAACTATTACACTCCTAATTTTGTAGCAGAAATCAGACCTCTATGTGAGGTGAAGGTGGGAATGGTGTATTGGGATATGGTGCATTCTCATTATGGATATACATATTTTAAATGTGTACCAGCAGGAGGACAGATTGATATGGGTGCATTTGCTACACACAGAGATCTAGCTCAACAAATCAAACTGGGAACAGATTTTGCTGCTGACGGTTGGTTTGTAGAGCATTTTAAACAAAAGTTTCCAGAACAACGAATAGTAAAAATAAATAAAGTGTTATTCGTTCATAATTAACTACCATGGCACATCAAGAACAAAAAGATTTTTGTAAATACGTATCAGAAAAACATCCCTCTAGTTTCAACAATGTAAAGGTGCTGGATGTAGGATCGCTCGATGTAAACGGTAATAACAAGTGGTTATTCTCTGAATCATCCTACACTGGAATAGATATAGATGAGGGACCAAATGTAAATGTGGTTTCTAAAGGTCATGAGTTTGATGCTCCTGATCAATCTTTTGATACAATTATATCAACAGAGTGTTTTGAACATGACATGTTCTATGGAAAAACATTAATGAATATAGTGAGAATGTTACGCCCTGGAGGAATGTTTCTGTTTACATGTGCTACAACAGGTAGACCAGAACATGGAACAAGAACCCATGACAGAGGGAGTGCTCCTCTTTTAAAAGATGATTGGGCAGATTATTATAAGAATCTAACAGAGAAGGATGTAAGAGATGCTATTAATGTAGATGATATATTTTCAGAATACGAATTTAAAGTGAACACATCCTCAAAAGATCTATATTTCTGGGGAATAAAAAAGCCCTCTAATTGAGGGCTTCTTTTTTATTTGGAAAGACGCTTCTGTTTCATGGGCCATTGAGGACTCTTTAGCCTAAGCTTTGTATCAGCTTCTTTCATATAATTGTCTTTGGGCCTAGGGTTGTGCACCTTAGGAGCCTTCTTAGGTTTACCTGATTTCATTATTTACAACCGTATTTACATTTACCTATTTTCATTCCACCCTTGGCTTTCATTTTGCCACCATTCTTAATAACACCACGTCCTTTAAGAATGTCAGCTTTAGTCACTTTACCATCACCTGTCAAATCAGGGAATGATTTACCACCATCTTTCTGATAACCCATCTTGTTTCTAACAGGCTTAGGAAGTTTAGCAAGTCCAGGGTTCTTAGAAGAATTTACAGCTTTTAATTTACCACCACTTTTCATAGTTTTTTTCTTTTTATTAACATTTTGTCCTTCCCATCTTCCCATTTTTTGAAGAGGTCCTTCACCAGGATATTCTTTTTCTCCTTTCAAACCTCTGCTAAATCCAAATCTATATGCTGCACTATCCTCTTTAGAAGCACCATAACCATCTTTAGGATAGTTTCCTTCAGCTATTCTTTTATTAGCTACGCCCATTCTTAGATTCTTATAAGTGGGTTTAACTGTACCGTCTTGAGCTTTCTTAATTTTTTTAACAGTTGGCATGATTATTTCTTTTTAGATTTTTTAACCACCTTCTTACCCATCTTAGCTTTCTTCATCACCTTCTTGCCATGTTTGGCCTCAGTTTCACGCCTATCACGACCAAAGAAGTCTTGAGTGCCTTTTTTCATATCTCTTACACCAGGAGCTGTTGAATGTGGTTCTGTTCTTTTACCAGAAGTTTTGAGTCTCTGTTCCACCCTATAGGTTTTCTCTGCTTCAGCTTCTTCCTTTTTACTCATTCTAGGAACCTTACCTGGTTTATAAGATTCACTCTTATAACCCCCTAAACGTATGCCACCCATGGGTCTGCATTTTCCACCACCACCTGGAGGGCAGGGAACATCACCACCTTCACCATACTTTCTTACTTTCTTAATAGTCTTTTTCATATCAACAATTCCATTTTTTTAAATAATCAGCTAGTTTTCTAGCTATTTCTGAACTATCTTTTACCTTACCAGCAGCTAGGTTACAATTTCCACAGAGAATTTCCCTAACCTCTCCAGTAATGTGATTGTGATCTATATGTGCTCTATTATGTTGTTTGCCTGTTTCATCAAGTTTTACCCCACAACATGCACATTTGTAATCTTGTTCTTTTAACATCTCGTCAAATCTCTCTGATGTGATGTTATATTTTGCAGGTAGATTCCATTTTCTGGTAGCCACTCTCATACATTCTCTACAAGCATAACTTAATCCAGTCTTCTGCTTAGTATTCTTATTAAACTCAGAAGGATCTTTCCATTCTTTACACTTGCTACATTTATATCTACCTGCTTCATCAGGAGCTTTTGGAACTCTACCCCAGTCTCTTTTTACACTCAACAGTTCCACTTCCTCAAACTTTTATTAATCCTGCTATTTGGATCGTTGGCAGTTTTGGCAGATGTTAATCTTTTCTTCATTCCAGACATCCTAGCACAAAATGATTTACGCCTTTTAGCAGCTTTGCTACCTTTCTTTAACTTAGAAGGTTTGGTGGTGACAGCAGTTTTAAGTTTAGATCCTGGATTAGCAGCTCTATAGCTTGCTACACCTTTAGCATTCAAGCCCCCTTCAGGGTTCTTGCCTTCTGATCTTTGCCAAGCTGGTGTTTTACCACCAGATTTCATTACCTTTTTAACCGTTGCCATTTCTACCAAATGTTATATTGTTCTTTACAATGATATCTTTATGTCTAAGCTGCCACATTTCACCAGTGTCATTTATAATCACTGTATATATTGTGTTAGTTTCATGACCATAATCTGTAACTAGCCAGATAATACCATCACCTTTTGGTGTACTAACTTCCACACGGTTTGATGGTTCAAATATTATCATTTACCCTTACGAGCTTTAGCCATTTTCTTGAAGGTTTTGGCAAGAGCTTTAGCTCTACCAGTGCATCCAGGTTTGGTGATAGGAGTGCATTTACCTTCTGTTCCTCTACGCTTAATAGAGGCTGTAGCCTTCTGTATCCACTTCTCTGCCATGGTTATTTCTTTTTACTCTTGCTACCAATAGTTCTTTGCTGAACCTTAGTCCAAGCACCTTTAGGATCTACCATAGGAGCTTTCTTTCCTTTGCCACCAACACCTGCTGAGATGTTTTTAGCTTTGCTTGCTTTTGCCATTATTTAGACTTTTTGTATTTATAATCAGGATTGTCTTTGTGCCATTTCTTTGTAGCAGCTACACCCTCTTTTACGGTTTTAGATTTAGCCTTCTTTGTAAGGTTGATGGTGTCCCATTTACCCTTGTCTTTGGTAGGATGGTTTACAACTATGTCTCCTTTGTTAGCTTTACTACTCTTTTTGGAAGCTTTATAAACTACGTGGTCTTCACCACCAGCTTTCACCTTTACCTTACCACCAGATTTAAGTGTAGATCCTTTCTCAGGACCTGATTTCTTAACCAATGGACCATTAGGAACAGGTGTAACATTACGCATCCTGGGAGCAGTTGTCAAGTATTTCTTGATTGTTGCCATTACTTCTGTGATTCTATCAAACAAATTGAACATAATCCGTCTTTATCTAATTCTATTATATGGATGCCACAGAATTTCATTTCTTCTTGGAAGCAGCCTTAATTTTACGCTCTTGCTTGAGCATTTGAGCTGTAGGTTTCTTACCTGAGCCTTTGTTAGCACGTTTCATTTATGCCTCATTTTTACCTTCAACATTACGAAGAATTCTATTTTTAGTCCTAGCTTCCTGCCAATGAATTGCTTCTTCAATCTTAGTAATTGTAAGAGCATTCTCTCTACAAGGAAAAGCTTCGTTAAGACTTTCAAATAGACATTTTACATATTCTAACATGTCTACAGCTTGACATCCATTTACTCCCACTTCACTAATAGGGTCACTCTGAATAGTAAATTTAACTACTGGAGCAACACCTTTTACATCTTCTGCATTGTCAATTTCAATAAAAAACTTCCTTTCTTTTTCTGCATGGTTTAAAGGTAACTTTTCCCATGCTTTTACTACATGTCTCATGTTTGTTGGTTTTAAATTTTAATATGTTTCCAAGTTTTTCCTCTGTGGATATCTTTTACAGAGTGATAACTTACTTTTAAA